AGCACTATAGTGGCTGGGAACATTAGACGGTGCTTGCCTGGTGATGCGTTAGTGCATACAGAGTCAGGCTTAGTACCTATTGCTAAGATAAGAATAGGAGATCGTGTTCTCACCAGCAAAGGATTTTACCCTGTAACTAACTTCTTTGATCAAGGTGAGCAATCTCTTTGCAGAATCAAAACTCAAGACGGTAGTTTTGAGTGTACAGCAGAACACAAGATTGCTGTGTTAACAGATGTCTATGGCAACTACAAAATGGTTAAAGCCAAAGACTTGAAGCAAGGTGATAGATTAGTACGTGTTCTAGAAGCCACAGAATTAATACCAGTCAAGTTTGTGGACATTGAATTTGATGTACGAACTGCTCCCACTTACGACATAGAAGTTGCTACTGTGCATGAATTTGTGTGCGAAGGCATCTTAGTTTCAAATAGCGCGGGCATGCGCCAGTTCACTTCTAGTGATAACGTAGCTGCTAACGCTAAAGCAAATCTATGGGAGCAAACACCAACTGGAGAGTGGAGAATAGATCCAGAGAAAGATGCTTTGCGCATGGCAAATCACACCAGAGTTTTTCACCAAAAGCCTACTTATCAGGAAGTATTTGATTCAGTAACGAGTCAATATTGGAGTGGTGAAGGAGCAATACAGTGGGCGGGTGAAGCTGTCGCCAGAGCAAATGCAGATTTATTGATTACCCAAAAGCTAAAAGCAAAGTTTTTGACTGCTTACGAAAATGGTGAAGCTAAAGAATGGATAAGAAAAAATTATCCAGGCATGCCACATGCGGAGATAGAACATAGAGTAAGTACATATGGATTAAATCCATGTGGTGAAATTATTGGTAGCAATTTCCACTGTGTTAGTGGTGACACGCTGCTAATTACCAAAGATGGATTACACGCAATCAAAGATGTTGTAGGATGCGATGTTGAGATTTGGAATGGTAGGAATTGGAGTCAAGTACAGCCATTCAAAACTGGCAGTTCTCGCGTTCTTTATCGTGTACGATTTGCGGATGGTACGTATTTAGATGCTACCGAATATCATAGATTCTTTGTTAAGGATAGGTTTGGCAAAGAATACAAAGAAGTACAGACAAAAGACTTAATGGATGCAAGTAAGTATCGTATTCACACCAAGCCATTTACTATTCAGTATGATGATGGATTGGATATTGATACTAATTATGCTTATAGCTTGGGAGTAGCCGTAGGAGATGGCACCACAGACAAAGACAACAACGCAAAAATAAGATTGTATGGCAAAAAAATTGCTTTGTCCGTAGCAGGCGATAAGTCTCCCATCAGGGAATATGAATACGTTACAAACTTCACTGATGTTACAAATTTAAGCTTTTCTGGGGAATTTCTGAAGAGTCTCAAAACCAAACCAGAAGCATTAAACATCATAGCAAGTTGGAATCGTGAAGCAATCTTGCATTTTATTGCTGGTTTAGCAGATACAGATGGAACAAATAGTAGCGGCAATGGTATTAGAATCTACATCTCTGATTATGACAGAGCGTACAGAATACAATTGTTGCTAATTAAATGTGGTATTCGTTCTTCTGTCAATCTTTGCGCTTATAAAGGAGCAGTTACAAATTATGGTGTTAGAAGTAAAGATTTGTACTCTGTACAAGTAACTGATTGTGGTAAAATCCCTTGTCAGCGATTAGACGTAAGCCAAGGTAGAGTACCTAAATGTAAAGGCAAATGGCAAGTTATCAGGAGTGTGGAGCAATTACCGGGATTGCATGACACTTACTGTTTTAATGAACCACAATATCATGAAGGTGTATTTGGAAACACGTTGACTGGAAATTGCAATTTGTCAGAAATACACTTAAATCAGCTCAATCCTACTGACTACAAAGAACAAGAAGATGCTTTTAGAGCAGCTTCACTCTCAGTAGCTGCATTGCTTCACCATAGATTCACCGAGCCTATTTATCAAGAATCTAGAGAGTTAGATCCTATTGTTGGTGTTTCCTTCACCGGATTATTTGACTTTTTTGTTCATGCTTTTGGAGCAGAATGGCTTCACTGGTGGCAACAAGAGAGAGAAGACAATGAGCAAGGCAGGATATTTAAACAAAAAGAACAGGAGTATTTATCTAGATGGAAAGACATAGTACATCAAACTGTTTGGGAATATTGTGATAAACACAATCTTAAACGTCCTAATCGTTGTACTACCGTCCAACCCAGTGGGTGTCTAGATCGCACTGCATTAAGAATTTTTGATCAAGGCTTACTTTATGCGGATGAATTGATAGCACCTGGCAGTGGTGAAGCTACTAATTTGAAACTAAGTGTTCGTGAAGGAGTGTCTGTCACCACTGGAATTGCTAATCAACCATTGCAATTGATTAAAGTTACATTAAACAATGGACGTGTTTTACGTATGACTCCAAACCATCGTCTTTCTATTGATGGAAACTGGATTTATGCGTCTGACATGACTCCTGGAATGAAGATTGATTTTAGTCTTGGGGAATATCAAAACAGCCAAGAGACTTCACTACTTGATATAGATCAATTTAGCTATACAAGAGAAGCAAAACAATTAGAGTCTGGGCATAATCGTGGTGGCATCACAGCAACTATCATTAAAACGCCCAAGATAATGTCTCCTGACTTAGCTTATTTTATCGGAGCATTATTTGGAAATGGATGTTTAAGTGCAACTGGACATCGTATTAGGTTTTCTAGTAATAGTTATAAATTGCTAGAAAGACTACAACAAATAGCACAAAATCTGTTTGTTTTAAATGGGAGAATCAACAAATACTCTGGCAGAGAAGCTTATGAATTAAGCATTTCTAGTGTTCAGCTTTATGATTGGTTGCAATTGAATGGAATAGCTAAAACAGAGAAAAGTCTAAATCTTGACAGAATACCATTAGCTATTCGTTGTTCCTCTAAGCAAAGTATTCTATCGTTCTTCTGTGGATTGATTGACACTGATGGATGCATTAGAGTTAATGGCTCAATGTCCATTGACAGCGCTAGTGAAGAGTTCATTAGAAACCTTCAACAAATAGGTGAAGCTGTAGGATTGTGTTTCTCCGTATTCCATAACACTGAAGGGGAGAACAACCAAACACAGAAAAATATGTGGGGTTTATGTTTAAGCCGCATGTTATCTAAACCTGATGCTTTAGATTATCTAAACGAAAATAGTCAAAAAGCTGAGATTCGTCCTATTCCTTCACTCAAAAGAAGTTATAAATTTGATCCATATCTCATTGAATCTGTGGTGTGGGAAGAAACTTCTGATTACAGCTACGACTTTGCGGTGCAAGGAGAGGACGACAATGATTCATGGTATTGGCAAGGAGCGATTAAATCACATAACACAAAGTCTTTGTTAACTGGCGCTTCCCCTGGTTGGCATCCTCCCAAAGCACAACAATTTATCCGTCGGATTACTTTCCGTAAGAACGATCCAGTAGCATTGGCATGCATAGACTTTGGATATAACGTAGTTCCATCACAATCAGATAAAGATGAAAATGGTAACTTATTAGACAATCCTTTTGATGAACGTTGCACAGAATGGTTAGTAGAAATACCAGTAGCAGTATCTTGGGCAAATCTACCAGGAGTTGATGTTGATATTTCTAAATTCTCGGTGTTGGCACAGTTTGATTTTTATATGCAAGTGCAGAAGTATTACACAACTCATAATACTTCAGCCACACTTGAACTACGCCAGAACGAAATTGGTGCTTTAAGTAGAGCTATATATGACTCAATCAAGAACAATGACGGGTATATTTCTGCTGCTATCCTTAGTCGCTTTGATGATTTCCAGTCTTATCCTAGATTGCCTTTTGAGCCTATTAGCAAGGACAAATACTTGCAGTTGGTAGAAGAAGTAAATCAAAGAAGAACTAATGATTCTTTCTTAGATGCTTTGCATAAGTATGATAATGGGTTTGATGAACAATCAGGCCCTGCCCCATGTGATTCAGACAAGTGTCTTTTACCAGAGTTAAAGTGAAAAATAACAGCAAACAATTAGGAGTTTTAGCGGTTCATGATGGAGATCATAAAACTGCTATCAAACACTATTCAGATGCCCTTGCTACTGAAAAAAGTGTTGATTTATTACGTGAAAGAGCTAAATCCTATGCTGCTTTAAAGAAGCTGGATAGTGCTATCAAAGACTACACTACAGCTATCAATATTCAGCTAGATAATTCAGCTCTTTATTGTGAGAGAGCTGAACTTTATATCAAAAAAGCTGACTATAATGCTGGATTGGAAGACTGTAATGATGCCTTGGAAATTAATCCTAAATGCCCAATTGCTTTGCTACTAAAAGGACTAATACTAGTCAAATTAGGAAGTATTAATGATGGCATGAGTTGCATCAATAATTGTTTACAAATCAACAAGTGGTATGCCAGAGCATATTACGAAAGAGCAATATTGATGGAGGGGATTGACAAAGAAAAAGCCAAATTTGATTACTACCAAGCTGCTCATATTGGCTATCCAAATGCACTGAAAAGGTACAGAATATTAGCAGGTACTAATTAAATTTTTACAGCAAAGACTTAGTTGGATCTTTGCTGTATTTTTTTGGCAATTGATATACAATAAGAAACATATTGACAGGAGGTAACATGAAGCTTTTAATAATTGACACAGAGACAACAGGATTATCTGAGGAAGACGCTCCAATTGAAGTGGCAGGCATCTTCTATTTAGTAGGGCAAGGAATCATAAGTCAAGTTAGCACTATCGTATCTAGTGTTATACCTAACTTTGCTGTTCAAATCAACAAAATTCAACAGGAGTTGATTGATGTTGGTACAAATAATCAGATAATCACTGTCTTGAATGACATGGCAAATGAATGTGATTATGTATTAGCACACAATGCACAGTTTGATAAACAAGCTTGTGCTAAAATTCCTGGTTTAAATATTCACCAAAAGTGGGTGGATAGTCAGTACATAAACTTTCCAAATAGTCAGTACTGCAAGACTAACGGCTTACACAATTTAGCTATAGCGCACAATGTGCCAGTTATAGATACGCACAGAGCGTTGGATGACTGCAGATTGCTGAGTAAGTTGTTAGATACAGTTGCTAATTTAGAACAAGAAATCTTATTAGCAGCAGAACCTAGAGTTTTGGTTAAAAGTCTAGAACCATATCCAGCAACATTGACTAAACAAGCTGGTTTTAGGTGGAATGCCAATACTAAAACATGGGCAAAACACATTAAAGAAAAAGAGATTGTTGATTTACCTTTTCAAGTTAAAATAATAGGCACAGACATAAATGATTGAATACAATTCTCGTGTTTACCCAATCAAAAAGCATAAAGTAAGTGCTGCTGATAAAGGCAAGTTATCGGTGTCTTTACCTAAAGCTTTGATTGACAGAATTAGATATATCGCTCAGAAAGCAAATGTTGAGCCGTCTAATGTAATGTGGGTTGCTTTTGAAGAATGGCTAACCAATCATCCCGATGCACCAAATCTCAAAGATGAATAAATACATCGACATTCTTAAACAGTTTAGATTCCTCCTAGGAATCAATGAGGAATTAGAACAAGTGGAAACATTCTCTGAATTATTATCAGAAATGCTTGCTTGTGAAGCAGTGCTATTAGACAAAGATTGTATAACACTTGTGCTGGAAGGAAAGGAAAGTGACAACCCAGAAAGTGTTATTAAGCAATTGTTGGTTGAACATCTTATCTACTCAAAAGAAGCTGTAGAAAATCCAAGTATTATTGACGCAATTATGCAGCTTGTTTAATATTTTGTAAAGCACTACTATTAACGTAGTGTTTTATTTTTTTATATATCCCTTGACGTAGTGTTGTCAATAAGTTATAGTAAATATTAAAAGTTCACTGATAAAGTATGTATTACTTCGCAAATGTAGAAAAAACCAAAGGTAAGAGTCATTTAGTTGACTCTAATTACAACATCAGCCAAGATGCTGCGTTAGCAGTGTTAAGTCTAGGATTAGTTGGAGCTATTCCTGACGCTGTTGTATTTAGAGAAGTACTTGATGCTGACACCATTAAGTACCATGTCGAAGCCCCTCAAGAAGAATGGGATAAATGGAGGAAAATATGAAGTACGTTGTTAATTATGATGATTTACACCTTAAAGATTGGCTAAATGCTAATCCTGATGTGTGGGAACAATTCATCAAGAAACACAAAAATGGAAAGTTTTTAGCGCTCAAAGACAGATTTGATGCGTGTGTTTTTTATGAAACTAAATCTCAGTGGGGAGATTTTATCTATGGAGTCCAGCTTCATCCTCCCCTAAAAGAAAAAGAATTTGGTTTTCTAGATATTGAACAAATAGAAAATCGTTTTCACTCTCATTGCTTAATGCTTATAGAGAAAGCAGCAAATCCTGCTTCCAAAGAGCAACAAAAGCAGGAATACATCACTTACATAGAACTCTATGGAGTTGAAAAACTCGCACAAGTGGTGGGAGAAAATAAAGTTAGGCAAGTTTTAGGAGATTATGCAATTTATTGCTGACGATAAAAAAATTCAGGATTGGCTAAATGCTAATCCTGACGTGTGGGAACAGTTCATTAAAGAATATCCAGAATATTCTCACACAACTTTTGATAAAGCTATTTTCTTTACAGAAGAAATGTCGGAAAATAGCGATTATTCAATGGCAACATTTGTCAGATTTGAACCAAGAATCAAAACATCTGATGGGTGGTTCTTATCTGATTGTTTCTTAGATTTTTGTAAAAGGAGATGGGATGATTAAAGTAGATTGTTTTGGCACTGAATTAGTCGTTGATCTTCTAATGGACAAGAATCAAATGGCAATATTAAATCTTTCTCCATTAGAAGATTATATCTGGGCAAAAATATTTTATGAATTTGGATGGAATGTGCCAGATCCATCCAACATAGCAAAGTCTTGTTTTGCCTATTCAATGGATAAGAAAGAAAGAAGCTTTGTACTCTTTTTGGAGTACAAAGAGGATTGCCTTAGGCATGTTTACAGTCAACTACAAAGCAAAATGAAACTCTACTTAGAGTACAATCCAAATGAGTTTAGATGGGATTTACCATACGTTAAAGGAACGTATGACTACCATTACTTTAGATTACTGGAAACTCCAGCTAGCATGTTTGTTGATGTAAATTACTACAAAGGCTGGGAGACTCAAACGTGGTTTGAGCAGCTTTCTGAAATCAACGACAACAAGACGAAAGAGCAATCTTTCAAAGAGGAAAAGGAAAAACTAAAACAGTTTTTCCTCAAACTCGCTTCAGACAAGCTAGATATTGACTTGTCTAAATATACTTACTTAGACAACGCAAACACTTTGGTATGGACGACATGTACGCAATAATTGAAAACAAACAACTCAAAGAAGCTAGTCCTGGCATTACCAGAGACTTAGCTATCATCGCTTTAAATTTGGCAAAAGCAGGTAAATTGCCAAACGCGTCTTTCAAGAAAGACAAAGATGCTTATTTAATCAAAGCACCTAAAGAGTCTTGGAAAAAAGCACAGCGTAGATTAGACAGATTTTCGGAAAACTTCAATGGCACCTGGATACCTTAATGCAGCAATACGTTGAAATCAAAACAAGTGGAGAGTTAGTCAATGGCGCTCTCCAATTAAATCAGCTAGCAATTAAAACGTTGTTAGATTTGATTGGTGATGGCAGTAATCCTGATTTACAGACAGAATATGGTTTCTTTCGTGTACTGCCAACAGTGTCTATCAGACAAGACATTCTCTACAAACAAAAAGACAAAATCTGCATGCACGATGCGGAACTTAGTTACTTTGTTATAGCCAACGACAAAACATGGGATAATTTATTGTCAGAAACGGAACAATAAATACAACTAACACGACTTCAATGCACTTAGACTCATCAGCTAAGTGCTTTTTTATTTGGTATAAAAATTTTTTGAAAAAAAAACAAAACCAGTGTCCTTTCACTGCTGGTTCTGTTATGATAAATTTATTCTTTGTTAATGGATATATTATAAATGAGTTTTGTTTTTCCGGGGAGAGTAATTGCATATTCTCCAGAAGTATCAAAAAAATTAGGATCTGTCACCGCTGCCATTCTAGTAGGACAGCTAGAATTTTGGTTTAGCAAGTATAAGACATTTTGGAAGTTCTTAGAACCAAACAACTCTGAGAACTATAGAGAAGGCGACTCTTGGACAGAAGAACTAGCGATGTCTAAAGCAGAGTTCAAGACTGCTTTTAGCAAAGTAGGGATAAAGTACGCATCCCAAAAAGAGTATGAAGATGCAGAGAATAAGTTCGTTAAAGACGGTAAAGAATATCTTTATTGTTCTTACACGAATAAATTAACGCATATCACCTGGTATGAGCGCAATGATGCCAAGGTGGAAAGATTTTGGATAGACACGTTCTTTGTGGATAGAAACACTCTTAAAGAGCGCCCATTTTTGTCTAATGAACTACAAGACAAGAAAGAGACAAGAGCGCTCACACCCGTACTTGGTGTGAGGCGGGATTTGCCACAATCACAATCTCGCTTTCCCGAAAGCAAGAAAGTTGATCTCGATTCATATACAGAGATCAATGCAAAGAAAAAAAATAAATATAAGAAAGATGTTGTGGACAAGACTCAGAATAAGTCTGAGGAAAAGTCGGAAGTCCAAGAAGTAAAAAGTCTTCCTTTGGTAAAAACTCAAGAAGATAAGAATGTTGAAAGATTATCCGTTGATCAGGATAAACAAGCGTCGCCCCCGCCCGCGTCTTGTCAAAACGCGGATAGTCTTGGATTAAAAAATGATTATTATACGCGTCCAACACATCATATAAAAAATACGCCTATGAGCATTGCAACAGATGCTTGGATGGCTGAAAGCAAACAAAATGTTAAAGCTTCGTTTGCTGAATGGGTGTACAATGAGCGGCGAAAAAGCAACCCTAATGCTAATTTGGCTCATATTGTTGCTGAGATTAAAAACAATGCCGTCGGCGCTGCTATTTCGTGGAAAGAGTATCTTAAAGAACAAGCCAAGCTAGAACAACTACAACAAGAGAAGTTGAAAGAGAAAACATTGGCTGAAGCCAAAGAAAAGCAAGCGCAATGGGAGATAGAACAAGAAGCTGAATCTCTTGGCATGACTACCCAGGAGTACATTCTTTACAAAAATAAAAAAGCTGAAAAGGATTTAAAAGCTAAATTCAATGAGTGGGGTTTCTAATTCCATTGACAGTGTGTTTTTATTGTGTTAGATTGCTGGTGGTGTTTACCGTGGTGTTAACATGGACGTTACAATAATAACTTCTCCGGAGTCGGAGAGAGAACTTCTAAGTTATGTGTTAGTGCATGGCTTGGACATAGTTGAGAAGTATGAGATACAGGAAGAAGATTTTTCTGTGTTGGATTACAAAAAGCTATTTAAAGTATTTAAGACTTTAAATAATCAAGGCAAGCGCATTGACTTGTTGGAAGTCAGCAATTTCCTAACCACAAACTCTGTCAAGTTAGTGGCAGAGCCAAAAGCATTAATAGCATCTATTCTGGATAGTGCATATTACAATCCAGAGTCAGCAGCATCTATAGTTAAGGACAAATCGCTCAGGAGGCGAATTATGTCAGCTGCTGAATTCGCAAGGAAAGAGTCCAACAACTTGCTTGTTGAGCCACAGGATTTGTTGGCATCCATGCAAGAGGAGTTACTAAAAGTTGAAAGGCAAGTTCATGGGGACAGATATCAGCTGTACTCTGCTAATAAACTTGCTGTAAGCGTGTTTGATTATTTGACTTCAGAGCATCAAAAATTGCCTAATTTAGGCTGGTATTCACTTGATAATATACTAGAAGGCATTCGTCCGTGCGTGTACCTTGTAGCTGGCGGTACAGGCATGGGGAAAACGTCTTTTATGTTAGCTATGGCAATGCAATTAATGAAACTGCATGGATTGCCTGCATTGTACTTTACTCCTGAGATGACACAGGAGCAGTTTGCAACGAGAATGTTGTCAAACATTACTGGGATAAATTCTAGTGATTTGTTGCAGATTGGGAGAAATGAGCAACATCATAAGTGGGATGCAATTGTTCAAGGCATTGCACAGTTAGGAGATTTACCATTGTATGTGAACGATAATAGCTCACCTAGCATGGCAATTATTGAGTCAGATATTAGGAAAGTGATAGCTCAGCGTGGTGAGAAGATAGCTGTATTTGTGGATTATTTACAGCAATTGCCACCTGTCTCCAAGGACGGTGATTCTGCATCTGAGTTAGGACGACGGATGCAACTACTTGATAATATTTCTAAGAAATATCAAGTACCGCTATTTGTTGGTTGTCAGATTAATCGTAGTAACGCTACTACACAGGACAAACGTCCTGATTTGTTTAGTATCCGTGGTAGTGGAGAAATAGCGGAAAAGGCAGCTGTTATTATTGGATTATTTCGTTCTGCTTATTATAGCAAAGATCCAGGAGACAATAGCTTTGAAGCATTAGTATTAAAAAACAGATGGGGAAGGATGGGAGAGACTGCATATTTACGATGTGATTTAGGTACTTCATCTTTCTGGGATGCAACAGTGTAGCTCCTGTTGTTAAACCTGCATTACTGTCAATATAATTAAAAAATAATGACAAATGCAGGTATCTCATGACAGAAGAAGAAAGAGATTTAAGAAGGCGGGAAGCTCAAAAACGTTACTATGAGCGTTCCAAGCGTGGATATAAGCCGTCTAGATGTAGTAAGTGTGGAGCTAGACTTAAAATTGATTCTAAGCACGCTCCTATCTGCTGGGGCTGTTGGTACAAAACTGACGAAGGCAAAGAGTATTTGCGAGACAAGCAACGTCTTTGCAGAAAGAGAAAAAAGTCAGATAATCTATTGACAATTACTAGAAAAAATACTATAGTAGATGAAACGATTAGTGTAGGTGTAGTATGAATGAATTAATAACAGCATTAATTGCAGCGGAAGAGGAATTTGAGACAATCATTAAGGATTGTCGCAATAAAGCGCAGAATTTTTCTTATGCTTCTATGGAAGCAATCAATCAGGCTATTAAACCTGCTTTACGCAAGCATGGCTTAAATGTCATGTTTATCAATAGTCAAGAAGCGGATGACGAAAATCCTACACTGACGCTTGTGTTAACTCACAAGTCAGGGGAGAAATTAGAGAGTTCTATGAGACTTACGCCGTCTATCATGAAGAACAAAGATGGCAGGGAAATTCAAACGTACGCTCAAGCTTTGGCTGCTGCTAATACGTCAGCCAAAAGATTACTGCTAACAAGTATGTTGAATCTTTCTTTGGAGGAAGATGAAGACAGTGTATTCAACCCCGCTGAAATGCAGGCTCACAGAGTTCCGCATCGGGCTTTACCACAGCAGCAGCAAAAAACATTCGAGAAAATATCGTCAGAGCAGCTTTTGACGTTGAATAAGCTGCTTTACAAAAAAGGAATGGTGAACGATAAGTTCCAAGCAGACGATGCTCAGAGAGCAGCTGCGTCTTCTGTCATTAAAGAAGTCTGTGGAGGTATATTTGCAAGAGCTGATATTCCTCAGAAGCATTTTCAGGCATTGCTTACCAAGCTGGATGCTATACCAGATGCATTAGAATCTTCTGAAGAGAAAAACACGGAAGATATAAGCAAGTGGATATAGATTAATTTTTACCCGCTCTTGTTTAAGAGCGGGTATTTTTTTAGTTTCTTAATTGAATAGGCATTGTCAATCTGATATTCTTGTCTAAATCGTCTACATTGGTTAAAATTACTGGACTTAACGGCTGATTTAGCTTAATTAATACTTCCTCCCCATCTAATGATTTTAATCCATCCAGGAGGTATTTTAAATTGAATGCAGTTGTTACAGAGTCGCCAGATATTTGAACTGACTCAATAGCATCAACAGCAGAGCCAAGTTGTGGTTCTTCACTACTAATTTCTAATCTTTGATTACCAGCATCAAACACAACTTTAGCTATATTGTTGCGACTATCAGCCATAACACTAACTCTCTCTAATGCGCCGATAAAGTCTTTTTTGGGAGCGATAACAAAAGTTGTAAATTCTTTTGGGATTAGTCTTGAGTAGCTTGGGAATGTGCCTTCTAGAATTTTAGTTACTATTGTTATTTCCGCTGTTTGGAAGTAAGCAATGTAATCTTTGATAGTAAAACTTAGCTCATCATAAGCCTTAACAATTCTGGAAATTTCTGTTAAGACTTTAGCTGGAATCGTTACTTCCATTGTTTCTAATTCTTTGTCATGAGCAAATTTATGTACAGATAATCTATGCCCATCTGTACTAGCTAGTGTGATAAATAAATCAGAGACAGTAATATTTACTCCTTGTAGAATTTGCTTTGTCTCATCTGTTGATGCGGAGAACAGTACGGCTTTTAAGCCCTGTAAAAAAGACTCTGCTGGTAATTTAAGTTTGTCATCTTCATCTTGAACCATTGGTATTTCTGGATATTCTGACGCACTTAGTGCGTTGATTTTCACCTTTCCAGTTTTGTGTTTGATAATTACTGTACTATCATCCAAAGTAACGGATAAATCGCATAATTGAATACGATTTACTGTATCTAACAACAAACTTGCTGGTAAGCAAATTGAACCATTTGTATCTGTGCTACAATTGATTCTAGCTGTTATCCCAAAACTTAAATCGAATCCAGTGATAGTAAGCAAGTCGTCTTTAGCTGTTAACAATACCGTGCCTAGTATTGGATGGGTGGGACGACTTGGGACGGCTTTAGAAACTATTCCTAAAGCATTAGCCAGCATTTTTTGGTTAACGTGAAATTTCATTTTGTGTTAAAAACTAAAGGTGTCATTTAATTATATGATAAATGTCAAGTTAAATCCTAAAAATAAAACAAAAATTAAACAAAAAACTATTGATATCTTGACACAAGATGGGAGATCTAATTCACTGGATAATTTTTACCAAGTCCCTAGGAAGTATGGAGATTTTTTAGAAGAATGTTGTCGTATACGTTCTGGTAATAAATTTATTCCATTTATGCCATTTGATTATCAAAAAGTTGTTAGTGATTTGATTGATGACTACCGTGGGATAATGATTTTTAAGACAAGACAATTAGGATTAACAGAATGTATTTCTGCTAAATTCTTACACAAAGCATTATTAAATCCAGCGTATGCTTCTGCTGTTTTATCGTTGGGACAAAAAGAGTCGTCTAACATTGCTGTACGTATTCAATCAATGCCTGCTAATGTAAAAGATCTTAAATTTTTAACTAAATCTAAAACTGAAATTCACTTCCAGAATGCTGGTAAAATATGGTTTCGTCCAGCTACAGATAATGCTACGCGTTCTTTGGAATCTGTTAGTGATATTTTTTATGATGAAGCTGCTTTTCCTCCAAATTTTAGTGAGATTTATGCCTCATCAACACCATCTCAAGAAGCGGTAGGGGAGAATGCTAGAACTATAATGGCTACTACAATGTCACAACTAGGTAAGTTATCGACATTTTGGCAAATGTTCAATAGCGCTAATCCTGTGGATGCAGAATCTATAATTCAACGGATAAAGTTGGGGAAAGAAGAGCCATGTTATTGGTGGATAGATGACAATGGTTGGGCGAAAGTTATTATCCACTGGAAAGCACACCCTATATATTCTTCTGTACCTGACTTCTTAGAGAAAACTAAGAAGAAGCACAAGCTAACAGATGATGCTTTGAACAGAGAATATAATTTAGGCATTCCTGACTCAGGTGGTGCATTATTTAGTTATGAATATGTCTCTAAATGCGCAGTCGGTAGTTGGCAATTACCAAACAAAGATAGATATTATATGGCTGCTTTAGATCCAAATTTTGGTGGTACAGACTATTGGGAATATTTGATTATTGACATTACAGAAACTCCTTATCAAGTAGTTGCAGAATATAGAGAAAACTCTAGACAATCTTTGTATTGTATAGACAAAACGCTGGAGTTATCTGATGCCTATAATCCAGTTTTAACAGTGATAGAACATAATTCAGGTGGTGCTATTATTGCAGCTGAAATCTCCAAATTGAGGCGTAATTTATCAATTGAAACTGTAGCTACTACCAACGTATCTAAAGTGCAAAATACAGATAGATTAGCGTTAGCTTTAGAAAAACAAGAAGTTATATTCCCCTACAATTGGGATGGATTAACAGAATTTGGCGCGTTCTCTTTGCAAAGCAGAAAAGCTATGTACGGACATGACGACTGTGTTATGTGCCTTGCTATTGCTTTTGCTAAATTAGATGTTGCTTTAAGACGCAAAGGTACTGCCCTAGAAGGAGATCTAGGAACTATCGCGGGACGTAAAAGCAGATTTAGATAAGGAAAGCCCTGTTGAAGAGAAGGGCATAGAGAGGGATAAAATTATTGTACCAAAAATTTTCTATATTACAGTTTTGCGTATATGTAACATATAATTAAAATTATATTATTTAATAACATTTTTGTATGGTTAATTACGGAAAAATATTTAGCAAACTTTGGCAATTTTTTAGAGGCTCTAATAATCTAGAAGGCATTAGGCAATCTGTTATTTATCCGCACACTCAAACTAAAAATTATTTCGATTTACCAGAAACGCCTATACGTCCGGTACACGGTGATTTGAATATATCTTACGAACTTCTAGAGATGTATTATTGGAGTTATGAATACAGGCACTCCATTGATACTATCGCATCTGATTGCTTCCAGGAAGTGGAAGGACAAGTCAGCAGTTGGTATGTCAATCCTACTTTAAGTGATGGCACAGTTGTTAGTCCGGAAGTGCTGGAAATAGCCAAAGAGCTATCAGAGTACAGATATGGTAAAGAACTAGTATTAGGTGGTGATTTCTTAATTAGAGCAGCGATAGAAGCGTTAGCGTTTGGCGACAGTTTCGTTGAATTAGGCATTGGTAAAACAGGAATTGGTAATAATGATTGGGACATTGTTTCTAGTCAGTATTTACCTACTTTCTCTGTATTTGTGGAAAAGACTAGCAGTAATCAAACAGTAAGTTATATTCAACGTACAAGAGTCATGCCATCGGAGGATGATATTCAATTCAATCCTGTTAAAATACTGCATTTTAAATACAAATCTAGAGGATTGTATGGCAATTCTATTGGATTTCCTTCTATAGAAACATGGCGTAAATTCAAAGAGTGTTCTGTGGCATTAGAGACAGCAGCGCGAGATGTGGGGATTACTCCATGGTTGCATATTTTACCAGAAGACAAGACGGAACAAGACAGAATAGATTACATGCAGCGTCATGAATCTATGTCAGCAAGTGGTATTATTACCAATTTGTATTTACTGTCTGGCTCTGATGTCAAGAAAGCTGCTGGAACAAGTGGTGATTCATTAGCTCCTTTAATTGATTATTGGCTAAAGCTAAGATATCAATGCATTCCTCCTAGAGTGCCTGCCTGGATATTTCCAGGATTAGCAGAATCCACAGGTTCTAGAGATATTCATGGACAGCCAGCGTTAACTTATAGTCGTCTGATTGGTGAAGTCCGTTCCTTGATTGGAGAGCAAGTTAGATGGGCGATTTGTCTAAAAATGGTATTAAGATATGGATACGATTTTTACATTGCTAACAGGCATTTTGATGTCAAATGGCCTAAGTGGGTATTAACTCCTAACTCTGAATACACACAAGTCATGGGTGAGTTTGCTTCTCCTACTGATATTCCAACAACTACAGAATCTCCGGAGTCATATGGAAACTAATTTTATTCCAACTGAACAATCAAATTTAGAGCCGTTAGAAACATTGCTAAGACGTGCTTTAATCTTCCCTGAAGATGTTGACAAATACATTGAAGATTGGGACGAAAATAATCCAGATTATGCCGGATTACTCAATGCTGAAATTTTACCAGAGGAGACATAATGGATTTTGCGTTTGATCCAAAAACTCAAAGATTTAGATATACTTCTGGTATTTTTGCTGGTAAATTTGTGTCTAGAGCAGATGTCCAAGAAATTATAGAAAATGGAATTAAACGATTAAAAACTGATATAAAAACTGTAACTGAATTATTATTAAATAATAAAATCAGTGTAAGTACTTGGGAATCTACTATGGCTGAGATTATCAAGAAAGGAGACACACAATCTTATCTAGCAGGCAAAGGAGGCAAGTACATTTTTAAATCTAGAGACAAAGGCATTGTAGGTAAAGCCTTAGCTGAGGAATATGCTTACTTACGTCGTTTCTCTCAAGAAATTAAAAATGGCAATTTATCACCTTCTCAGATAAAAGACAGAGCTAACAAGTACGGAGATTCTTTCTATAAATTCTATGAAAGAGGACGTGCTGAATCTCATAAAGAAGCTGGATTTAGATGGGAGAAATGGATAATTGGTGCTTACAACAATGTTTGTCCAGATTGCATAGCTTATTCATTATCCGGCTGGCAATTAATTGGACACTTCCCATCAATTGGTGTGGCAACAGCATGTAAAATGCGTTGTAGATGCCATAAAGATTATTCTAGTAATGTTAGTAAACCTGATTTAAATTTATTAAATTCAAGACAAGGATGGATTAATCATGCTGCAAATTATGGAACTTACAAAGTCCGCTAAACGTGTTTTATACATGGGAACTCCTATTCCAGAAGATTTGGATAAAATCAAATCATTGACAAAACAAGAATGGGAAGCTGATGAATGGTTTATTGTTCCTTTAAGAGCATCTGATAATTTGGTAAGTCGCAATTACAAAGTATGGCATGACAATGTTTTAGAACAAATGCCACAGCAATTAATTGGTAAAAGTTTACTTAAAAATCATGATTGGGATAATGTAGAAAATTCTACTGGTTTTATTTTAGATGCTTTTTTGGCTAATGACTCCTTGCCAGAATATAGTCAAGATAAAATGTATAAAAACTTATCCTCTATTAAAGATAAAGGATATAAATGTGTTTACTGTATTGCTGCTATCCATGCTTCAAAAGCACAAGATATCATGGATATTAAGACAATGCGGATTAGTAAATGTTCTACTGGTGGTGTCTTATCTGAAGTAGATATTATTTGCCCAAACTGTTCTGCTGAATATGGTAGAGAAGTTAGCTTTTTTGAAATAGACGAATATGGCAATTATATCTGTCCTCATCAAATACCAGGTGGATACGATTATGATGAGGACGACGAATTAGCTGATTACGCTATTTGGAATGGAGTGTTCGATGGAGTCGAATTGTCCTTGGTTGTTTGCGGCAATCTGTTCAAAGCTGAAATCATTAGATAGTTCCTCTAATTCTTCACTAGAGATTAGTTGATAAGTCACAGGCATGATAATCTGTGGTAATATCAAATCTCCTACATCTTCCTGTGTTGGAACTGGGAAGATGTAAAAATCTTTGAACTCTTTAATCTCCGCCCATGTTGTAGTCTTGGCAGCATTTATATCCGGCTCTCCTGTCTCTGCATTTACAGATATTATGCCTTCCTGCGTGACTAATTCTGGTGGAAACATAGATGCTAAAGTGACATTAATATAATCTAATGCCGTCTGTGCGTCTTCTTTGTTTGTGAATTTGTAATACATATTAAACAGCAGTTAATTGAATGTTGGCGGAAGTTAAGGTATTAGCCGTGTAATTGAACTCTTGGAAACTCCCATAGAATCCTAATCTTGATAATACTTCAGTTTCATTAACTGCGGTAGTTGTAACCATAATACTAATTATTGGTAATTCAGTAGTAGTATTTGTGGATATTCTTAGGTTTGTAGCAGTAATCGATATTCTTTTAACATATCCATAAAGAGTTCCTATATATACAATAGCATTTGTAACACCATTTATTGAACTAAAATTAAGAGTAATTGTTTTTGTGCTACTGAACATAACACATGTTATGCCATTTATTGTCTGAGTTGTTAAACCAGATATTGTTTGATTGCTAGTTCCAGTTACTGGAGTCCATGCATCTACATTGCTACCACTAACAGTTAAACCACTATTAGATCTATAACTTCTAGTTACTCCAGTTGTTAAAGTAGTTGGTGCTGCTCCTAATGGAATAGTTAAACTTTTCTTAGCTAAAATCCAGAAAAGTGCTTTTTGCCCTGACACTGTTCCGTTTGAAAAGTTGTATTGTACTCCATTTAATGATTCATTGGTGTTTCTTAATGTTTGCTCCCATGTCTTCCATTCTTGGTTGTAATTATCTACTCGTTGTTGTAAAAGTGTTTTTGTTTGATCTTCAGTATTTATCCCATTTTCGTAATCATCTATAATATTATTCCAATCTGGTATAGTGTCTTGAATATTAGTAAAGCTAGGTTTTCTTCTGTCAATGTTTGTCAAAGATGCATTAACGTCAGAAGTAGTACGAATGTAAGTAACATTTTTTGATAAATTATTTGCAATTCCTGCTGCTATTGATATTATAAAATTATCAAGGCTTAAAGCTGACATTGCGTTGCTTCTTAATGGATCTGTGTACGTAATTGTGTTTACATGATCAGACGCTGATATGTGTGTAATGTTTATTCCGAATGAATATGGATACAAAAAATTAGTTACAAGAGAAGTGTCAAAAGGTGGTATAATCTCAAGATTGGTGCAATTTTGGAACATTCCAGAGATACTACTTACTTTATATAATCTTGCAAAGATTAAAAATGTCAATCCAAAAAATGCGTTTGAAAAGCTTTTGTATGTAGTATTACTTATCGCTGGCGTTGTCTTAACATGTGAAGCAACAGTATTGAGACTATTTTGAGTAAGAAAAAAATGATCTAAAGAATTTAGATTGCTGTATTTAAGGTTTTGAGACTTGCTTCCAAAATAATTCTCTATAATATTTTTATGCGTTATTTGAGAAGTTAAAACAATCCCAATTATAGATGTAAAATTTTGAACATTTCTGCTAAAATCCCCATCTCTCCAGCATTTCAATACAACATTTTGCGTACTAGGTGGGACAGTTATTACAAATTGCAAAACACCATGTATGGCATCAGCAATATACAGAAAGCCATCAAATCCAGCTACTCCAAAGTTTATCAAAAAATTTTTAATTGAACCCATATTTATAGTTCTTAATCCAGTGCTAGTAGCAGGATTATAAATTGGCTGTTCACTACCAACAGTTTGTGTAGCTGGCACATTATTAACACTCCTATCCCCCCAGCTAGTTATATTATTAGTGCCAGAAGCTAATGTAATTGTAAAAGTAACTGTAGCATCATAAAATCTTAATACTTCAGGGAGTATTGATGATATATCAGCTGTTGCGTTTGTTTTAATTGCGATTTTGCCCATTGGTTTCTCCTAATTACCTGGTACTCCATTACGGAAAAATGCAAGCAAAGCTACTATTGAAACTTGACTGCCGTTAGTTCTAATTATTGTGTTTTGCGGATTAGTTGTGTAATCTGTAGAATTGGTTAACGGACTAGTGGAATTTTCTGCGGGGAATTCATAATTAACTACAACTGAACTAATGCCTGCTGCAATTCCATCGCTTACATTTCCTTTGGAGATAACTACACTGGTTGCATCAATAATTTCAACAATAATAGAAGGTGTGCTTGTTCTAGAAGCAAAAGGTACAGATATTGATGATGATGATAATCTAACCGTGTCTCCTACTAAAAGATTTGTTGTAAGAATATTACTTATTGTAAAAAATGATGTTGTCGTTTCAGTCAAATAAGTTGTATTTGCAGTTATGGTTACATTAGTAAAAGTACTTCTAGTTTTAATAGGAATTAATTTAAAAGATATAACTAAATTATTCCCAGATACTGTTCTTGATACTGTATCTCCGCTATAGTTAGAAATTCTTCTTAACTGAATATTGGAGTGAGTGCCAACAAATTGTTGATTCTGAAGGGTTTGTTTTTTAAAACAAATAGGCACGCCATTCTGAAAATGATTTGCTATTGTGTTATTAATATTTCCATTTGGTGCGCCGCCTGCAATAGTAATTGTAACAACTTCTCCACTAAAAGTAAGAGTACTATTGGGTAAATTTCCTCCATCTTGTAGTGACGATGCGCCTCCCACATGAGCTGCGGTGCTGCCATTAAAAGAATACCCGCCAGTTACTAGACTGGTTGGCATATAAAATTCAGAATCTGTTCTAACATCTTCTCCCCAAAGCAAAGATGAAGATATTTGAGCTAAAGCTAGATCAAGATACTGAGTTTCGCTCAAACCACCAGTAAGAAGTCCATGAGTTGTAACAGTTCTAGTAGGGTTAAATAATTCCCTAAATCCTGAAAAACGTATATTTGTGGGAGATACACTAGGATTAAAAATAAATTCTTTTAGATTTCTTAATGCACTAAAATTAGGTTTATTCGTATTAGCTAAAAAATATATAACTGTCTCAAGATTCAAACATTTTGGTACATTTGCGATTGTAGTAGGAATATCAAAACAACCTTCTACAAATAAAGTCTTAAGAGATTGTAATGGTAACGGAAGTTGTCCTATAGCTGGTTTGAATTGTCTTATAGCATTTACGCTAGGGCTTGTTAAATCATCTACAGATCTAATTTCTAATTCTTGCAAGTTACTTAAGTTTTGTATTGAAGTTGAGTTAAATATACTAGTTCCAGTCCCAGTAGATGGATTAACGATTCTAATTCCCAGTAAATCAGTTAAGCTACTGAATGCAATTCTGATAACAATTGGTAATGCTGCAAAACTTTGACTAGTAATTGTTCTCCAACTAGAAGTTATCGTATTGACATTTTCTATGCTTTCGTTCGGGAAAGTAATCGTGTAATTTTTCCCTGCGTTTGTTAATAATTCTATTCTAGATAATCTACTTGCTGTTCCAGTTGCGTAATCTCCACTTAATGCAAGTCCATCAAATCTTTGTGCTTGACTGGTAAGTCCATTACACAAAATCCAAATTTCTTTGCTGTAATCTATTGAAGGTACAGTAAATCCAGATCCACCTTCCAATCCAATATTAGTTATTGTGTTATTATTAAAACCACACACTCCGACTACATATAATGGCATGCTAGTTTGTATTGCAGATGTAAAAACAATAGTTGAGCCTACTTGGTAAGTTGCAACTCCGTTTTTAATTTCTATAGACAACACGCTAGATGGAGTGTGTTGAGTCCCAAGCTGTGTTAATGTATTTTCATGAACAACCCATAGTCGGTTTTGATTGTTTGTAATATTAAAAGGATTGCATATAAATCCATAAGCAATTGATTTAGTAATTGTATTTATATGTGTTGCATATAGAGGGGGAATGCCTAATGTGAAACCACAAGCAGCGCTTAACACTGTGCCACCACCGGTTCCCATGCTAAATTCTAATTTTCCAATATAATTTGATGGCAAATTTGATGGCAATCTTAAATTAAGCATTCTCCAACCAGCGGAAGATACAAATGAATTATTGTATCCAGAAACGCCGTTGACTAAGCTTTCAATAAAACTATCGCTTCCAAGATTAGAATTTGGTTGAGTATATCTATACACAAATTGTTCATTTGATGAGCCTTGTCTAAGTAAAACATTTGTAGCCATTATATTTGTCCTGTAATAATAGAAATTGTACCACTACCTATATTAACAACATGTAAAGGATTTTGTTCAGTGACGTTTGCTGTTACAGTCATACTACCAAATCCTGAAAGCCATTCAATTTGTTCATTTATCTTACTTGGTAATTCTCCTAAATGCTTCATATAAAATAAAACAAGATCTTGTGATGACAAAGAATTATTAAAGGTGTCGTAAGTTGTAGTAAAAAACTCTCTGTAATCCTGAAATAAATCAGCTATTTTTAATTGCTTGCTACCATTTCCAATAATCATACTTGCTATAATATCACCAATAGGATTATATCCATCATTTTGGATTAACGCTGTTATTCCAGCTGCCAACAAGTTGCCTTTTAAAAATGCCCCAGGAGCTAATAAATCTATAAATGTTGTCTGAGAATTAAGTTCCATTAATATGGGTGATGTGTTGTACAGAATTGTTTTTAAATCAGCATCTACTGAAATACCAATAGTTGGGAAAGTTGTATTAATTGTCGTTACACTATTTAGTCCATCATAATTACGTCTTCTTACTACGCCAGCTGTTGTACTACTAGCAACATATACAACGTCAACTGCATCTACAGATGTAATTATATCCGGGTTGGCTAAGCTAATATTAAATGTAAATTGATTATCAAGTGTGTATGCAGTAGCTGTGCCAAATCTAGTATAAGCTCGAACAACTCCTGCGAATGTTGCGAATAATTTTAATTGGCTGTACGTTATTGCAAGTGGAACTTCAAACTGTTGGCTAATAGTCTGTAGTAAACTAACGGCTGAAGTAGTAGCACTATAAACTAAAATAGAAGTTGAGGTTAAAACAAAAAATCTATTATCAGCTGCTAATACAGAAGCATTTGGTGGTATTATTAGCCCAGATTCAGAATAAAGCAAGACTGGTTCTAACCAATTTGTTATATTCCAAACTGTAAATCCTGTTGAGTTTGTAATAATTAATCTATCTTGAGCTGGACTGGTAATTGTTATGATTGCTAAATCTATTGAATCAGGCACGCTAGGAGGGATAAAACTTGTAATAGTATCTCCTGTTATTCCATTCAATATTAGTATTGTAGATGAATTGTCTTCAGCAACATAAAGTACATCGTTTTTAGTAAAATAAGCAATATTTCTAGCGTTTCTATCTATTCTTCTAACAACATTTTGCAAGGTTGTTGATACAATCAATACATCTTTTGATGAAGGCTCAATTAAATAAACTAAATTATTTGGATCATATTGTTCTTGTACTGATGGATTTAGATTAATTGTTGCAGAATTAGCAGGAGTAACTCTAAATCTTCTAGCTACTATTTCCGTGGGGACATTGCTGATTGCATTTAAATATTTAGGATAGTGTTTAGTATAGTTAAATCTAGAATTAAATAGTTCTTTTGTTAGCATTCCAAATAAAAATATCTCTTTAGCTGGTGTTAAATTCTGGAATTGTCCAGCAGCAGAAAACATTTTTACTACTGAATTAGTTGATCCTATTTTTGTGACAGAAGTTCCATATTTTTTTAATTTACTATACCCACTTGTTATTTTAGTTCGATGTATAAAAGTTACTGGTAACGCAGATGCATTACGCTCTGGGAAATCTAAAGTGTCTGAAATATTTATTTTATGGAACATTACCCATGTAGTTGATCCGCCTGCTCTTGCATCTGGGACGTAAGCGTAAAATTTTACGGCACTACCATCGTAACTGCCAATTTCAATTCCAAGCATGACTACGCGAGAAAAATTTATAGTATGCCCAGATATTCCTGTTCCATCTAATTTGTCAACAAACGAACTTCTATTATAAACGATATTTGTAACAATATTTGAAGAGTCAGTGTATCTTCTAACTACTCTAAAATTATTACCTGAACCATCGCCTTGAATTTCTATATACCATCCAGAAGTAGATGAGAACAATCCACATTGAGAGATGCAATTATCGCTAACACTTTCTCTGACAATACCAAAAGATGCAAACGTGTTGGCAGCAACGTCGCAATCAAAAACTTGCTTGGTTGAACAAGCTGCGTTTCGTGGTGGATCACTTGGATTATTTGGATCATTGTCATATTGAGTGTCAATAGTTAATTCAACAGCTGAGTTTTCGTACTTGGCATAAGTTACAATTCCAGCATATAAATCAAGCATTATGCTTTGACTAGGAGAGTTGTCTAACCAAATACCTTGATAATCAGATGTTAAAGGGGCATTTTGTAAAAGTGTTTTTTTAATGCCACCTCCACTAACAAGTCCTAAGACTATATCCCAGTCATTTTTATCTATTCCGTATTGGTGTGTGTCTGCAAACAATATTTGGCGTTTATCTTCAATAGGAAAGCCAAACATTGTAGTTTCAATGTCTTCTGGTAATGACTTGTTTACTCTATTTACTTGGTAAACTGGATCATTAGCTAAAGTGACAGAATAAGAAGTTGCCGCAGGTTTTTGTCCATAGTCCGCAGCATTTTCCCCCAATGAATCCGGTATATATATGTAGTCTGCCATTATTGAACTCCAAATACAAGACTACAAGATGCTGTTGTGCTACTTGTTGAAAGACTTCTTGCTATAACAAGCAAGATGTCTCCAGGAACATTGTTAGCTACGCCTTCAGCGCGTCCTAACAACTCTCTTTGGGGATCGAAAATTTCTGTTAAGTCAAATTCAGTGCCTTCGTTTGCACCACAGTAAAAAGCTCCAATTACTTTAGTCGCTCCATTAATACTAGGATATCCGTTCAATGTTTGAATTGTACTAGAATTCCAGTATGGTGGGTTAATAATTGCTACCGCATCTAATGACACAGCTGCGTTTTGAGCTGTTAATATATTTGAACCTTCTGGTGTTAAATAACTATTAAGCCAACTACCAGCCGCTTTAACTAAATAAAATTCTGTATTTTGCGTTGAACTAATATATAACTTATATGGGTATGCTCTAGATTTCTGAGGACGAGATTGACTTATATCGTTGTTCCATATATATGGACGCATGACTATAGCAAGCATTGGTAAGTAGTTAGTGTTGGCAATACTAACGCTAGTTGCTGAACCTGTTTTAACAATTGCTGGGCGAGGATCTCCTCCATCAATCCAAATAGATACGCCGAATCTTCTTAGTAATCCTGGGATTGTTGAACTAGTAAATCCGCCGAGAGAAAAATCAGATTGGAAACTGTTACTAGAATTAATTTGTTTTCCGTACAAATAAGTTACAGGCATATCTGGATTAGACATACTTGGAACTGGCAAAGTATCTCCCACTCTTATTTCATGTCCGGTAACCCATCTTGTTGCTCCATTAAAAGGCACGTTTCTATCAGGAATGTAAGCTAATCCTTTACCACCAGATCCGCCGTACCAGCTTCTTTGTATAAGAAACATGCATAAATTAGAGCGCTCATTGATATAAATTGTTCCATTTAATGCTCCTCCTGTTATTGCTTGGTTTATAGTAATAGCTGTAATATTTCCCGAAGTAATTGTTACTGCTGTAATTCTTGTGTCTGCCGGGATATTAGTACCACGCACTGTCATTCCTATTGCTAAAGGGGCGGAAGTACTAGGGACAGGACTACCAAAATTTATTGCCGAGCTATTATTATTACCTGTGCAACTAGCTATCTCATAGCTGTCAGTAATAAAACTAATTTGCTTAGCAGAGTTGCCAGCTGTTCCATCTATTTGTGGACTGCCTTCTTGATTTCTTCCTGTGTATTTATCTCTGTTAAAATTACTGCCTACCATAGAAGTGTAAGCTATTTCTTCCCAGGTGTTACTTCCTATGTAGTTGGTGTTGGTTCCATTCCCAACTAAATATTCTGGGCGAAACATTAAGCTATTCCCGACTTGAACTCCTTGGCTAGTATTTCCTTGTTCATAAAAATCTTTTTTTACTTGGTTAGAAGCAGTCCCTGGTGGTACAGCAGAAGTGCGTCTAAAAAACAATAAATAATTACGCCATATTCTTAAATTACCAGTGGCATCACCTCTTTTTGTTAGAACTCGCCAACCATAGCCATCGAATTTAGTAAATTCTCCCCACTGGACAAAGCAATTATGAATAGCAGGCCCAATAGCACATTGAATAGCTTGTGATACTGAAATTTGTTTACCAGGCTGATATTTATAGGCGAATTTAGTTTGATGTGTTGAAAAATCATTTGTTCCTAAACTTAATTGTACACAGCTTCTATTTGGATCGTATGTAAAAGTGCCTGTGCTTTCCCAAACAGATGAGTCTATACCATAGCTTGGTAATTCTTGTAATAAAAATTGTCTTTGTTCTGTGATTGGAAAACCAAACATTGATGATTTAACATCGCTGACTATAGATGTTGCATCTTGAATATTTAATGATGCTTGATCTGATGCTAAAACTACAGAAATTGAGTTAGCAGCTGTTTGTCTCCCTGGTTGGATAGGAACACTTCTAGACACAGATACTGCATTATCTGTTTGTTCTCCGGTTATTATAATATCACTCATTGTAAATCACTCCAACTATCTGTAAATGTACAATTCCCTTCCATAACTCTAACAGTGTCTCCGTTATTCAATCTAACTAATATTTCATATCCATATTCTCCATCCATATCGTAAAATTCAGCGCTGTTTACGTATAATTCTAAACTAATTGTGTTGAATGGTATTACTCCAACCATGAATTTGGAATAAGGAGGGATGATAACATTACCTTCGGGTGCCAAAAGTTTTACTGTTGGTGTAGTTAATGCAGTAGGAGGGATTCCTACAAAATTTTCCTTGAAAGCTACTGCTCCTACATATTTCCATTCTTTATCAACATTAGAATAAGATTGAACATACAATCTTGTATTTGCAGTCATTGCGGGTAAACCTAAATACCAGCCTTGGATGCTTACATCTACTCCTGTTGTATTAGTTGAGTTAATCGCTATATCCGCACTTCCGTTGTTTAAGTAACCATGACTATTTGTAACATAACAGTTGTAGCCATTAAGAGTGCCAGCGACAACTGTTTCTCTAATTTCAATACTTGTTTGTCCAGCATTTACAGTGTTTGCTACTGTAACTCCTGTTACTAATGTACCACTTGTAAAAGCAAGTATACTGCCAGCGGGGATTTGTTGAGTTACGCCTGTTACATTTAATGTATTTGATGTATTGCTAGTTACATTTACAGTAAAGCTGCTTGCTACATTAGCATGAAACGCAGCCACTGATGCAGAACGATTAAATATTCTAGCTTCACTAACTGTTTTAGTTGCATTAGAACTTAAAACAAGAGTAGAGTCAGTAACAGCGTCTACTTTAGCAATTGCAACAGCGCCTTCAATAATTACTTTATCCCCAACTCTAACAGGCAGTAAAGACAATATTTTACTTTTGTCAGCTGTAGCAGGATATGCTTTAATTTGTACATTTGGGGTGTTAATTGTAGTAGATGCAGTAAATCGTTTAACTAAACTAAATCCCGGAGATTTACGTCGAACTTCTCCAAATACCAAAGCATTTGCAAAGTTCATGCCATAACTACCTGTTACAGTTAAATTAAATCTAGCTGTCTCACCTTTTTTAAGTAATAAATCTAATTTTTGTGTATTAAACTGAGGTTTAAATGGTTCAGTCATAATCTAATTCCAATAAATAAGACGGACTAATTTCCAATACTTTAGCTATTTTTTTAATTAAGCAAGCACGTTTAATTCCATTACTTTCCGCCCTAACGAGAGTCATGCGGCTAACTCCAATACAATTTGCTAGTTGTTGGCAACTAAAACCTTTTTCAATTCTACATTTTTTTAAATAGCTTCCCTGCCTTTTGGACATAATTTAATACCATAAAAGATACAGCTACAATAATTATTGCCATTATAATTAGCGAGAATAGTTTAAGCTAAAAACAAGTGTTTTAGCTTAATTGTATGTCACGGAAATTTATAAAAGAATTATCAGAACAGCAAGTCATAGATTCAATTAATCAAGCAAAAAGAGAAAAAATGTCAGACAAACCAAAAGGATTTGCTATTGCCAACTCCGTCAAGATTCAAGACAGCGTATCAGTAGAATCTACTACAGATGTTTCAGCTCCTGCACCTACTCCTGCTCCTGAGCATGATGCGCCCAAGCCTTTGTCTTTAGACGACGTTGAACGTGTTTTATCTGTTCATTTAGATAAAATGCAATCTTCTTTAGAAGCGGAAAAACAAGCTAAAGCAGAATTAGAAGCTGCTTTACAAAAAGAACGTGCTGAAAAGGACGCTCTTAAGTCTCAACTAGATACAGCGAGATTAGCTGAAAAAGTATTAAATGATATTGGTAGAATGCAAGGAAAAACTGAAAACGTTTCTGTTCCTAATGTTAATAGAGTAATAACATCTAAAGCAGATGCGCCACAAGGTGCTTTAAAAGATTGGTTTAACATTTTTGATGACTGCTCCAAAGTTATCAAAGTACGCGCCAATGGCTCCCAGTATGTTACTCAAGACAACAGGCAGTTGAATCAATTTGTTAAAGAAAACAAAGCAGCTGTTATTAAAGACTTAGAGTCTTGGGCAAAAGCCAATGGTATGTTGCGTGGTTCTTCTACCATTTCCAAGGATGCTGCAACAGTTGGTGGAGACATCCAAGGCGGATTTTTGTCTGTTTTGTCATCGATTATGCGTACCAACAATCGTCAAGGATTTATCTTTTGGCAATTTGCTAATACTGTAATTGATTTTGGTAAAGGATTGGGAGACAACATTAAGATTCCTAGAGCGGCTTATTTACCTGCTCCTAACGCTCCTGAGGACAGATTATTGTCAAGTGCTGGTGCGTATACTCGTATTGACTCTGGTAATCAAAATTTATCCACTGGAGTTGTAACAGCTCAGTTAAGTGAATGGGGTTTAGGACGTAATTCCCAATATCCTCCTGTTACTTTAGTTAGCTTTGTAACTGCCTATTCAATGATTGAATTGTTGTCAATTTTGAATAGAAACTTAATGCGAGATTACTACGCATGGGAAGATTTGCAGATTAGAAGCTTGTGGACTGGCACAACTCGTGTTGTTTACAATGATAAAAACGCTGTTACCACTGCGATTGGTGATGTTGCTACTGCTGGAGATGATGGAACTTTATCTCGCAAATTCTTAGCGTCTCTGTATGGTTACATGAAAGAGCTACAGATTCCTCCATTTGCTGGTAACAAGTATGGCTTGGTAGTTAACAGCACAGCTTTGACTCAATTAAAAATTAGCTATGACACTTTGTGGCATGCTGCTAGTCCTAGCGAATTGCAAGCCTTGACAGAGTTCTTAAATCCTGTTCTAATCTCTCCTGGTGAGACAGATAAGCTAACTGGATATTGTGGAGATTTTGAGAACTTCATGATTTTCGAGACTAATGCTTATGGTGTTGGTGGTAGCGGCGCTCCCGGCGTTCAAACAGAAAGCAGCAAAGTCACTCACACTAGCTTTGCTTTTGGTTCTGACACAATCGGACGTGGCATCGGCACTGAAATGGAAGTTCGCTTTGATGATGACACTGATTTTGGACGTGCTACTAGAACTATCTGGCGCTCTGAAGAAGGATTTGTTCAAATGGATGTTGATGGTGCAGGAGACAGTAGTGCTGTCCCACAACAACTTAGAGTTATCAAAGTTAACACACTCAAAACCGCAGTTTAATATTGATATTTCCTATGACAGAACAAGATGAAAATAAGGAAATAATCAAAGAAGCCAAAGAGGTAAAGGAGTCAAGGAAAAAAACATCTACGGCTCCTACCCCAGCTTTTCAGCATCCTGGCTTTGACTCACAGTTCAAATGTTTGTTGTGTGGGCAATTTAGAACTAATTTGGTTGGTACAATATTTTGCCCAGAGTATTTAAAAGAATGTCCTAGATTTGTGGAGGATAGACGCAATGCCTAAGTTGAATACAATACCAGCTAGAGTTCAAACTGACTCTGTTGGTGGAATCGTTAAAGTTATTTATGATTTTGCTGATGTAGGCGGGAAAATTGGGAACATTCCATTAGAGCTAGAATTACCCCCTGGCTCCATTATTCATCGTGGTTTTATAGACGTTGTCACTACTATAACAAGTGGTGGTAGCGCTACAGTTGGATTAAGTTTCATCAATAATGCGTCATCTCCAGTGGCGCAATCTATCTATACTGCTACAGCAATTGCTTCTGTAACAGGAGTTGTAGCTTTAACTGCTAACACTACACCAGTTAAATTAGCTGGCGGTACTAAATCTGCGCTTAATTTAGTAGTAGCTACTGCTGATTTAACCGCTGGCAAAGCTAACATTTATTTGCAATACTTCGGGGTTGCTTAATATGCCGTGGCTCTCTAATCAAGACTGTATTAGTTATGCTCCCAGCATTACTTTGACTGGAGAGCCATTGACTACTGCAATAACTTTAGCTCAAAGTTTAGTGGAAGGAGTTAATGGCTCTAACCGTCCATTAGCTCTAACAGAATTTACTAAAATTTTGTCTATACCAAATACTGGAAGAGTGATTGTGCCAATACGTCCACTACTTCCTTCTCCTGCTCCTGTAATAGAATTAAGAGGGAGTGATACTCCGCCTCGCTTTGGTGTTTATTCTTTACAAGAATGGGAATTACTTACTTTAGATAAAGATTATATTATTGATTACGATAACAATGAAGTTGGCTTATTGTCTCTTAGTCGAGTGTTAAGACATGAATATTTTTATCACACTGGATTTAGGAGATATAGTCGCAGTCCAACAGTTCCTAGACTAAAAAAACAACTTAAAATTACTTATTATTCTGGTTTTAATTTTACAACTAACACAGAGGAAGTTGTAATACTAAAACGTGCTTTAGCTAGTATTGTGGCTATGAGAATTTCTCCTCAATCACAGGGAGTAAAATCTGTAGATGTTTCTGACGAGAAGTACAAAGTAGAGTATGCATCACAGTCAGATTATCTTGGAATAAGTGGCAACAAAACTAGTGGTAGCCCAATAAATGAGTTATTATCAATATTTAGAAAATATCGCCCAAGTGAGTACACGTCATGAATATTGAGCAACTTGTCAGTGGCGCGTTAGAACATTTGCCCGATAATTATTTTAGTACAGTTAATTTAGAGTTAAAATTCAACGTTGGCAGTGGTAGTTTTACAGTAGATCCAGAGACTGGGAATTATGTTCAATCATCTACTCCTACTACACTATTAGTTTCTGCAACTGAATACAAAGATCCAAAAGTGCTGCAAATGCCTGGCAGCTACAGTACTAGCTTAATCCAAGTCGAAGGACGGCTGAGTAATCCAAAATTGATGCCAACTACAATCACTGTTCAATCTGTTGGTACAGCTAAACTAACTAATAACGATGGTTCTATATTTCAAGGAACTTGGAAGTTCATAGCTATTACACAGAACAGAATAAATGCTTACACAACTAAAAGAGGTACGTTAATACGAGGTACTATAACGCTGCCAACAGCAGTCTAAATAATTTTTCAGAAAACTATTGACAGGGATAAAATAGGATGCTATATTAATTTTATTCGATAAGCAATAGGCAAATTCTATGTTTGATTACGATTATCCCGAACGGGATAAAAAAGACAAACAGTAAGCTCTAACTTACTAACTTGCAATAGCTACACCACAACACAAATGGGGCCTCCGCAAGGAGGTTTTTTTATTATGTCAAACGTAGATCACCCACAGCATTACACAGCAAGTTCAGTTGAATGCATTGATGCAATTGCAGCAGCTTTATCTCCGGAAGAGCTAAGAGGATTCATCAAAGGCAATGTCATCAAATACTTATGGAGAAGCGAACACAAGAATGGTAATGAAGATTTACAGAAAGCTTTATGGTACTTAAATTGGTATGTCAATAAAATCAAAAATCCATCATAGAGTTTTTGTGTAATTTTCCATTTACCACCTTATATTGCTTTAGCCAGTTATAGGCAGTAGATTGGCAAACACCTAAATAGAGTTTGCACCATGCGAATGATTTGCCATTAGAAAGTGCGTTTAAGACTGTTATCTTGACATTGTCATCGTAAGAAGGCCTGCCAATTTGTAATGGATTTTCAACAAACTGACTTTGGCAACTTTTGCATAAATATTGCTGCCTATTTCCTCTTTTCCCGTTCTTGACAACATTTTTGCTTAAACAGCTAGGACAAACAACAATATCGTTGACTACATTTTTAAGTAGTTCTATACCTTCAGATTCTAGTTGTTTAATTTGGTATACTGACAAATTTAATAATGACTTAATATCTTGTATTTTATAATCTTCAATATAAATTAATCTAAGTATTTGTGCGTGCTTGCTTGGAATTTTAGCTAGTATTATCTCTAATTCATCGATAGTAGAGTTATCAAAGTAACTGATTTCAGGAAGTTCTATGTGAATTTTATCATGAGCTATCGCAGCTTCTTTGGCGGTTAATTCTGAAATAGTCAAGTCCCTAGCTGATTGTTCATAAGTAATGCCTTTCTTTTTAGCATTACGCATTATTTTCTGATAAATGTCTTGGATATTCCTAGGGATTTTAACTAATCTGTCCTTGTCCCGCAGGAACATTAGCATATATCCATTTATAAAAGGAACAGCAAAGCTGGACAACTTTTTAGACTTTTCAGGATTATATCTTTCAATAGCTTGAATTAATCCTAGACACCCAATTTGTACTAAATCCTCTAATGGAACAGAGCAAGACTTCTGGACTTTTTGAGCAACAGAGTAGACAAGTCCTAAATTCTTTTCTACAATCTTATTTCTTATTTTTATGTCTTTACTCTCGTAGTATTTGATTAGCAGCTGTTGGTTAACATCAAAATTCATCACATTAACACAAATGTTACATATTTATGTTACTTTAAAAATGGCAACTTTATAGGTAAACTATTCAGGAAACTATGAAAGCTATTTGGAATAAAAATATTAATATTTCTCCTAAGACTGCTACTTATACTTGGAGTGCAAATTACGCTCCTATTGTTCATGAAGGCGGTACGAGAAAGGATGGAAGTGATTTACCTGCTCGTCCCTGGGTTTGGAGAACCGTAGGATTAAATGGACAGGAAAGACGTTATGATATTGTACAGGATTTCAATGATAAAATACGTACAGCAAATAGTTTCGATGAATTGTTTGAGGACATTGCAACTGAACTTAATAGTGAATTTAGGAAGACTATAGAAGCTGAAATATTTGCATGGGATGCAACGACAAAAAGGAAAAATAGCTCTACAGTTACGTCTCCAAGAAATATTGTTGATTTAGGAAATTTAAGAAACTCTCAATCTATGTCTATACAGCCATGAATGTAGCTGAATTAAACACACAACTAAGAACGCTATTAAGCACAGAGTTAGGAGTATACAGCAACGGTACTCCTAGTATTTGGGTGTATGGTTCAACAAGCAGTCCACCATCTGTAAGTAATGGATTGGAGTGCTTAATACGTCAGAATCCGATTGGATATGCCGGCGGATCTAGTGCTGGGCAAAGATATAAACCGCAGCAGTGGGAGATAATTCTTAAGAATTGGAAGCGAGATTCTAATTTAATAAAAGCAATATCTAAAATAGAGCAACGTTATTGTGTTATGTCTTTGACACACATACCATTTAGCAATGAATTTATAGAACAGGCAACTATTTTTATTAAAGATCCAATTTTTATTAACACTTAGTCTTGGCAACTATTACAAAAGAAGTATAGGGGATTTATATGCCTTTAGCAACTAGTTCTTTAATATTACAGAATACAAGCTTAGATTTAATTTTATTACCTACAAGAGACGCGCTTTTTGGTGCAGTAGATAGATCTGTATCAACAGTCAAAATTAAAGCTGGGACTACAGCTACTACAGTTGACATAGGCGCTACTAGTTTAAGCTTGCAATCTGACAGCCCAATTTTTGTAAAGCAGGGAACGTCATTATCTTTCTCTGGAGACTCAACTAACAAATTTAGAAGACAAGTAATTATCAATGAAGATGTTTTACTGAATAATACTCCAAAAGCTGTTAGGGTATATCCTTTATTGCGCCCAATAGTTTCTACTGCTGCTTTAATAGATGCTGAAACAGTTGGTGTGGCTAACTTACGGTTTGCTAAAAATTATAAAAATAGCAGCACTATTTCAGTTACGAGTTCTTCTACATTATTAACGGCGAGTACAGGCAATTTTGCAGCAGTAGAAGTTGGAGATACAGTATCTCAAGGTGCCTTTGTTGCCACTGTAGTGTCTAAGAGAAGTAATACTGTATTAACAATTAGCACAGCTCCAGCCACTGCTTTTTCAAATACATCAGTAGTATTCGCTTCTAACTCGGCAGCTCCTCTTCTTTCTAGTATTAGTTCTATAACAAACACTTCAGGTAGTGCAAGTTTAAGCGGTTCAAACGATCTTTTTGCTTTGGTAGAGGTTGGAGATTTAGTAAGTGGGACAGGTGTGGCTGATGATACTTATGTATTATCAAAGCAAAGTAATAACTCTATAACTCTTAATAAAGCATCTACTAGTGGAATTACTAGTGCAACTTTTATTTCTCGTATTGCTTCAACACCATTAACTGGTATCCAAACACTTGATTTGAATAATCAAGAAACTCAAGTTGATACTACTCACTTTGGCTCTGGCGCTGGCACTGAAGCTGCAATTGTTAGATTTAATAGAAGCTACTCTGCATCTGGCATTGCGTTAATTGGTGATGAAGCATTAGAAAGAATTGTAAAAAGAGTAGCTGGATTTGACAATGCTTTCTTGGGCAGAGAAGTATATGCTATTGCAACTACGTCCGATGGAGAAGCTATCGAAGGTGCTGCAAAAATCATGGCATTAAACTTGCCTGCCAACCAAAACGAAGTTAAGAAATACTCTTTCACTCTTATGTATCAAGGCAATGCTGCTTGGGTACAACCTTACTCTTATTAGGAGAATAAATCATGCCTTTAGCTACCGCGTCTCAGATTTTACAGTCTTTTTCTCTTGAAATGATGCTTTTGCCATTAGATGCTTTTGGTGCTGCCGATAGATCTTCTACTGGGTATTCAACTGCAACTATTAGCACAACTGGTGCTGCTGTAGGTGCTACGTCTTTAAGCATAACTACTAGTTCCGCTGTTACTGGTACTTCAACAAACTTTGCTATTAATGCTGGGACAGCTTTATCTTTTGCTGCTAGCGGCGCAAAATCTAGGCAACAAGTCGTAGTAACCCAAGATCTTCAAAGTATTTTAACTACATCTACGACAATTTCTATTTCCCCATTACTTCGCCCAATAGCAGCATCATCAACTGCTACTTTGATTTATCAATCATCAACTAATATTACTGATAAGGGCGCTACAAAGCTATTGCCATTAAGTGGTATTCAAACACTTGATTTGAATAATCAAGAAACTCAAGTTGATACTACTCATTTTGGCTCTGGCGCTGGCACTGAAGCTGCAATTGTTAGATTCAATAGAAGTTATTCTGTATCTGGAATTGCATTAATTGGTGATGAATGCTTAGAAACTGTTGTTAAAAGAGCAGCTGGTTTTGATAACGCTAGACTTGGCAGAGAAGTGTATGCAATTACAACAATGCCTGATGGCGAAAGAATTGCTGGTGTTGCAAAAATCATGGCACTAAACTTGCCTGCTAACCAAAACGAAGTTAAGAAATACTCTTTTACATTAATGTATCAAGGTTCTATTTACGAATGGACTGCTCCTTACTCTAATTTTTAGTATGGCTTACTAAAAGCTAGGGGGATAAATGGCTTCTACTTCGCAACCACTAAGAAGTTGCTGCTTAGAAATATTGCTGCTTGACGTTAATTCTGATGGCAGCACTATTACTGATTTATTTAAGACAGAAATAGAAGTAGTAGAGACGGCAAACATCTCTGCTACTTCTGTTAAACTGCGCAGTTATACTGATGTATTCTTACCTGCTGGCACTTCTCTATCTTTTGTTAATCCAGACGCTGACGGCATAAATACATACAGAAAGCAAATTATATTAACAGAAGACACAACGATAGAAGAATTTACTACAACTGTTAAAATCTATCCTTTACCTTATTTTTTGCGGCAAGGTGATATAGCAGAAGCCATAGAAGGAATTTTGCCATTATTTGGATTGCAAACAATTGATTTATCTTCTCAGGAAACTCAAGTAGAAACAACAAATTTTCGCTCTGGAAAAGGCGTAAATAATGCTTTTGTAAGATTAGCTAAAACATGTAATGTTACTGGCATAGCATTGGCAGGAGACAGAGCATTAGAAACTATAGTAAAACCAGTTGGTATTTTCTCTAGTGAACTATTTGGCAGGGACGTATATGTAGCTGTTACAATGCCAAATGGCGAGCGATTTGAAGGTATAGCTAAAATAGGATCTATGGCATTACCAGCTAATCAAAATGATGTTCAAAAATTTAGCTTTACTTTACTATTCCAAGGTGAAGATTTTGTTTGGCATCCTCCCTTCATTTTTAGTTAATCCATGATATTATTATTGTGCAACTAATTTGGTACAACAATAATTGAAAATACTAACTGATAACACACGAGTGCTAGCAATTCTGGTAAACTGTAGACAAAACGGCAATAAATTATTGTGTGGAGCAGCAGTTTTTAAGGGCGGATTATCAGGAAACATAAAAGTATACGATATATCAGATCCTTCTGTGTCGTTTACTATCAAAGTCCCGGAGTCAGTTGCTTTAGTTGCTACAACAGAAACATTTGCTGATTACTACGATTCGTTTGAACTATTATTGGTGTAATAAACATGCTGCCATTAATTCAAAAAAAAAGTTTACCAGAAATTATCAAAGTCGGAACTGATGAATCTGGATATTTGTATTTAGCTAAAACAAAATCTATCACAGTTGGGGAGAGGCAAGAACTATCTGAACACGAAAGAAAGCGTGGGCAAGGTAGCGTAATGGCATCAAATCTAATTAACAAAATTGCCAAAGAAAAAAGCATCAGCACAGTTGAAGCACGTAATCTACTTGGTGGTATTGATAACTTAGATAATAGTCAAATTGTGGAAGAATATGCCAAAGAATTTTACGATTTGTCTACATTTATTGGCTCTGCTGACTTAGATATTAAAGTTGCTGTAGCGCATATCATTATTAAGAATAGAGTTGCTTACCCAATCAAAGTTGCTGTAGATGGCAACATAAATGACAAGAAGTTAACAGTTGAACCATTAACAGTTAATTTAACACATAGGCAAGGCATTAGAATAGGCAGTAGCTACATTATTGCTGAAGGAAATTATGAAATAGATAACACGTTGATTAAAACGCAGCCATTACCAGCTTCTATTAAAGCAGGCAGTGTTGGATTTTTGTCCTCTAATTATTTCTATGTGCTTGGAAGTTCTGAGTGGACACTAGAAATGACTAAGCAGCTAGATGAAATTCTTATTAACGATATTTATGACTTCTTCCAAAATGAATCTAACAGATGGGAATCTGTAGAGACAGTTGTACAAGATGAGCCGGGGGAGGACAAGACTCAACTAGCGTTACCGATGGAATAGATTGGAAAAAACTGTATTGGCGTATTCAATCTTATCAAATCAAAGATAGAAGATTTAGTGACTGGGAAACTTATTTGCAGCAGCCAGATTATGTAGTATTTGAATGTATTACTGAGATGGAATCTTTACGCATGGCTCAGTCAAACATTGACTCTAGAGTTCATGCAATTGGCTGGGCTGGACTATTCAATGGATTCAAAGGAAAGGAAGATCCATCTATTGATTACACTGAATTGTTGCCTTTTCCAAATCAAGCCCACAATCCAAAATGCAAATTGAGTGATGTCACAAAAGCGATTATTAACGAAGCTATACGTAAAAAAGATTTACCATTGATTTCGTTGACTAGCTTAGCTCTACTGTTAAATTAAAAAGCACTGCTGATAAATGCAGTGCTTTTTAGTGTTATATAATTATTGCTCCAAACATCAATGCTGCTGCTTCTAGCGATGACTCAATTGTTAGTTTTTTGCCATCGCTAGCGTAGATTTTTCCACCAACACTCCTGACATAATCAATGAAAGCATTTAGGCTTTCTTTGTGTTCAAATATAACCTGAGTCATTACATTTGATGCCCACTTAGAAATAGAATTTTAACGCCCACTCTAGAAAGTTGTAAACAACGTTTCTAGTAGTTTCCTGATTGCTTCTTTGTTCAGGAGATAATGTCTCTCCCCCAAAGAAAGAAAGAGTCTCCTCAGAGAAATTTTGCCATGGTGAGATGGCGTGATCGAATTCCTTGTCAGAATCAATGCCAATTCTGACGTTTTGTCTGATTTGTTGAACTATTAAGCTATCCAAATCGGACGTTAATTCGGCAAATTGTTCCTCTTCAGTATATCTTTGCCACAAATTATCTGACTTGATTATCTCTCCAAAGTCAAACGAATCTAGCTCAGTGACTACTTCAATCATACAATTTCCCTCCTTTATTTGTTCTCTTTGTACGACTTGTTTGAATTACTTCTCCATCATGAAGCACTACTAAACATGCTTCATCTGTTGAGTATATGGTTTTGCCCCCAGTGGCAGGGCATAACAACAACACAAGAATATCAGTGCTGTTGTCTTTGGCTAGCACAATTTCATCACCTACTAGCTCAACTCCTCCTTGTGTCCAGCCGACTCCATCAGGAAGAACTCCTTTGGGGACGAAGTCGTCGTACCCATGATACGAAACTTGAATTTCTGGCGATACATTGATGCCCGTCCCTTGACATTTGCCATCCAGCGTCTGTATGCCGGAAAATTTAATTCCAAATTCATCAATAGTATATGTGTTCATTCCTCCTCCTCCTTCAATATTGTTTGTGCTACCATTAGCAGCGAATATGCTTGCTGCTGAATCTCCTGTTCATCTGTAAACAGATGTTTACAGTATGCGTAGGCAAGTGAGCCACCTTGCTCACTGCTTACATCAATCCCTTGCTCTTTAGCAAAGTTAACGAATAGATATACATCTCCCAAGTCCATGCCAAAATTTAAAACTCAATCTATCTAATAGTAGATGATTTTCAGGATAATGTCAATAGATTATCTTATTTTTTCTTATGCAATTGCTTATAATTACGCTGTAGCATTTTAGTGAAAGCTGGAGTATTTTTATTTTTCCAGACTGGATTATCTTTATTGGTTAACCAGTTAGTAGCAGAGTGGCATATATTCTTATGACAGTATTTGCATACGGGGAAGATGTTAATTCCGTACCTGTCTCCGGATTTTCTATAGCTAGAATGATGTATTTCTTGACTATCATTGATTTTGCAGCAACAACACTTACCACCAACATTGCTATGTGCTATTGCTGCTTTCTTTTTATACTTCTTTAGATTGCCATATCTTTGCTGATACATTAATAGGGGAATATTACTCTACCACTTGGGCGTATATCAGCATGGAAAAATCCTTTATTTCTTCCCATGAATACGGCATCTCCTAGTCCTGTAAAATTGGAGGACAAAAGCACTTGCCAAAGTCTTCTAAAATCACCATTAACTGGTTGCATATCTAATGCTTTGAAATAAATATGCTGACTATTCCTAGCTCCACCAATAGATTTATTTACAGCAGGTGGGCGATAGCCGGAAGTAATTCTAATTGGTGAGCCAAATTTATCTCTGACTTCTCCCCATGTTCTAGCTAATCTGATAGCGTTTGCCACATGCTCCGACGATATAGGAACTCTTGTGCAGTCTTTAGTAGCTTCTCCCCAAGTCAGTGGAACATTATCAACAATTAATGTATTTGCATACACTGTTTTCCCACCTGGCAGCATCATACTTGGTTGACTATCGACTTTGTCTGTCTCATTTGCCGAGCATTCTTCTTTATCTTGAAGTTCTAATAGTTCCTTTGCAGTTGTAGCACCAAGAAATAGAGGATACTCAAGATTTTTATCAGATTTAAAATCTATAAATGCTTGCTTGGTGTTGCTCCCGACAATGCCATCTACAGTAATTTTAAGTAAAGATTGAATTTCTTTAACTAATTCTACTGGTAATTCGGAAATATGAATTGCAGTAGAATTAGTGCTTATGAATTTCTCAAGATTTTGCATGACTGGTAAAGATAAGATCAATACCAATCTTAGCATTTAAACTTTGGGGCGGCCTTGTATTTTACTTGCCCAACTGATTTCATATACCGCCTTCTCTAATTGTTCAGAAGTACCGTATATGTTATTCCTACTGTCAAATGTCTTGATATATCTTACAGCAGTGTCAAAGTCGTGCTGGAATAATTGCCATGCTTGTTTTGTTCCTGCCTCTCCAAGATTTAAGTTAGTATCACATAAATTCTTGAGTTCTATTGCTTTCGCTCTAATACCTTCTTCTAAAAGCATTATAGAAGAAATTGGATTGTACACAAAAATTTCCCATGCTAATCCATCATTGATTAATAGATTAATGTATCTTAATGCTTTATTGCTGTCTTGATAAAATATTTTCCAGACATATTTTATAGCATTTTCTCCAACAGGAAATGCTTCATAGACTTGCTTAATATCTAAAGCAACACTCCTGGTTTTTTCGTTAATTGCAAAAACTGATGCAGCAGGGGGAAAATATTCAAAAATCTCCCATACCAATTTGTTTTTTCTCAGCCCTTCTTTGATTATTTCAGTCTTAATCTCCTCAGAATCGTAGGAGAAGTAATACGGATCTTGTAAATTAATAGCTTCTAACAGCTTCTGTATCCCTCTAGTCATGCGTTTATATCCAAAACAATTAGTTAATAATACAGCAAAAAACACATAACGTCAATAGTTTTAGGAATAGTGATATATCTATTGACAAAGTAGCCAAAATGCTTTACTGTTAGAATGTGTAGCTATTTTCCATTTATGCTAAGAGACTATCAACAGTCAGCAATTAACCGGATATACCAGTTATTCAGAAACAACATAACCAGTGTTATGTTGTACGCTCCTACGGGTGCAGGCAAAACGCATATCAGCAGCAAGATTATCGCTGATTGCTTGTCTAAGAACAGGAGAATTTTATTTTTAGTCCACAGGACTAAGTTAATTGAACAGACAATATCTACTCTGGTAAAAAGCTATGGAGTGAAACTAGAGCAGATAGGCGTTATAGCGCCTAATTACAAGTCGGATTACAAATGTCCGGTTCAGATATCCATGGTGCAAACTATCCAAAACAGACAATATCCAGAAGACATCGGATTACTAATTGTGGATGAAGCCCATACCACTGCTTATTTCAGTGTGTTTGAAAAGTTACTAAATCATTACAGTGGTGGCATTTGGACACAATCTAAATGCTTTGTACTTGGTTTATCTGCTTCACCATGGAGAACTAAAAAGAGAGAAGGTTTTTGTAGATTCTTCCAAGCGATGGTACGCGCGCCATATCCAGAAGAATTGATTAAGCAAGGACATTTATGCAGCGCTAGACATTTTGGCTGGGGTGGATTAATTGATTACTCTAAACTCGATGTTGGAGCAGCTGGAGATTTTACCCAAAACAGTTTAGAGGTTGTTTGTAATAGCGAATATAACAAAGTTATTATAGACAAATTTCTTGAGTTATGCCCCACCAGGAAGACGATAGCTTTCTGCGCTGGTGTTAAACAATCCATAGATTTAGCTGAACAATTCAATAGTGCTGGCATTAAAGCTAGTGTTGTTACCGGTGAAACTCCGGAATTTGTCCGGAAAGACATCTACAATCAATTTAAACGTGGAGACATCCAAGTTATTAGTAGCGTATCTGTATTGTGTGAGGGCTTTGATGAGACTAGCTGTAATGCTGCAATTATTGCCCGTCCTACTAAATCTAGAGCATTATTGGTGCAGATGTGTGGTAGAGCATTGAGATTGCATCCTGATAAACAAGATGCTTATTTATTAGACTTTGGGGATAATTTTAAACGACTTGGATTACCTGTCTCTAAATTCCCCACACCATTGTGTCCAACGTTTAAGAAAGCAGAAGAAATGCCAGTTAAAGAATGTCCTAACTGTTCTGCAATACTGCCAATTTTTGCTATGATTTGTCCTGATTGTGGACACTTGTTTGTGAAAGAGGAAGAAGAAGACACTCCAGACACTTTGCCTGAGTTTGGAGAGATATTCTCCAAAGAACAACAAGAACAAATATCTTATCTAAGAGGACAACTACTACGTGCTTACAAAGCTGAAAGAGATATTGGGAGAGTCACGTGGTTGTTCACAGAAAGATATAATTTTTTGCCTCCACAGCATTGGTATTTAGACGCTATTTTTAGACGTGGTAGAAATGTCCATCCCACAGTCAGAAAGACAGATGAACAAGCATTACTACGTTTCTTTAAGAAGACTAAACCCACCGCTAACTCTGGTTGGTTAGGAGAACAATTTAGGCGAGAATTTGGCAAAGGATATTATGACTTTGATGCAATCAACTGGAAAGATGTTTTAGGAGTTCCTGAGCATAGTAATTACAGTTACAAAGACGTAACTGATTTGTATAGACAAAAAATAGTACAAGCCTCTCCAGAAGATGCTTCGCTCTTAAACTTCTGCCTGGAAGAGGCATTGAAAATATTGAATTCGTCAGTCTATTAACATTTCTCCCAAAGTATGTTTGCTTTAAGCAGATTCACAGCTTGCAATTTACTTAATGCAGTAGTAACGACTGCAGGAGGATAAGTTGAAAATTGTTTAAGAATCTCGCCGTAATTGCGAGGTTCATTACAAAATTTGACTAGCTCTTGTTCTAAATCCATAACAATGGTAAAAATGGTACTCTAAAATTATACTATAATCCATTGACATGTCAAATTTAAAATTTATTTAAAGCAAAGCCTGTGTTGATTGGCACAGGCTTAAATTATTTAACATCATAGACTAAAAAGTTAGAACTCCATTCCAAAATGGATAGCAACATCTTTTGAAAAAAAATTATAAATAATGATTTGACTTTTACTACTGACTTAAAGATATTGATTTTAATGTTCCTGATTTCAAAAGTAACTGCATGAGATGCATCATCAACTGAAACCAAGACAATTGATTTGATTTTAGATGGTTCAAATTTATCTGTCTGCATGTTATTAGAGCGTAAAAAAGCAATAAATCTAGGATAATGTTCAGTTATCAATATCCAGATATCGTCTTGACAAGATATAAATAAATCATATCCTTCTTCACTTTGAAAACCTGAGATTGAGCAATATTCAAGTATTTCTTTGATAGGATTAAGATTATTCATTCAAAACTCCTGTGTCTGCATATATATCGTGTTGCATGTTTCCAGTAAGTGCCACCATAAACAAACAATTCGCTAGTTCTTTCACCTCCTAGATTATGTAAACCAGTGTTATTGTCATCAATTATTATGCTTACATGGTGAGGTTGTATGTTGTTTAAGCTCATAACAATGACATCATTTTTTTGATGTAATTCTCCAAATTCTAACTTACGGAAATTAGCTTTTTGGAAATTCTCTTCTATTAGATTCCAAGAAGAAGATGTTGTTTCTTGCAAAGAAAACCCACGGGGAAAATCAGGTAAAGATATATCTAACATTCCTTTATAATAAGCTCTAAGCAAGCTAAAGCAGTCAGTCCTATTGTAAACAAATGGCCACTTTAAATAATAGTTGACTTCTTTAGGGGAACCGTCAATGAACAAAGGAAATGGATTAGCTAAATTTGCTGGATCAAACAAGTCCCAGGATTCAAAAGCAGAATGGTACAGAATATATTTTATCTTACTGGATTTTGCATTACAAATATCTGGCGGGCTTAGATATTCGCTTTGTTCTGTCTTCCAGTGAGTGTGGTAAACACCTTGGATGTCATTGTATCCAACTATTAAATCTAGTTCGTCCGGTTCAATAACAAATGCTTCATGCTTGTTCTCAGCAGCATTTGTACATCTATACGGCACGTCTTCCACAATGACACCGCAAACTTCTTGTTCTGGAAACTCCTTTGCGTGTTCAATTATATGCTCTTTTATGTAAGCAGATATCATACTCTTGGTGGGTAAACTTTAGAAATTATGCTGGCGTTAGATCTTACTTGAGTACTTGTTATTTTAGTAGAGATTGTGTATTGATTTTCTCCAACTGTGGTTACAGTCCATTCATCACAAACACACTCTTTAAGATCTTCTCCTGTAGGACTCCATTCAAAAGAAGATAAAGAGTACTGTCGTAAATCAGCTAAAATAACATCTAATTCAGGCTTGCTATACACTGGACTGCGCACATCCCATTCACAATATGGTGATATGCCCTGCGTTAAGATTTGGCTGTAATTATCCCCTAATCTTGTTTTAATAGTTGGGATAATTGTGTTTTTAGATAACTGCCACAATGGCGATAATTCCAGCACTAAACTCATAAGACAAAATATCCGATTGTGTAATTAAACGCAGAAGCAGCACTTGAGACAATATTCAAAGCAGTGTTAGCTGTTAGCTTAAATTCTCTATTTGCTGCAAGACTTATATCTTTGACAGAACCTTGAGAGGACAAATAAAAGCGAATTCTGTCTGTAGATCCATCTCGAATAGTAATAGTCTGAGCGGTAGTACCTTCTAATTCAACTCTAATGAAAGACACATAAATACTTACTCCCGCTCCTGGCGCTGCTATTGCTGCTGTGGTAGTAGCAGTACTTGCAGTACCAGTTACAAATAGCATTGTTGGCGATACATTAGTTTTTACTAGTAATCTTTTTGCTAAAGAGATTAAACTTGCTGATGCAGTGTCTGATGTAGCAGCAGTGTCATCTTTAGTCCCAATAGCTGTTGATTCAAATTGCATCACATCTGGATTATTGGCAGTCCCAGCCCCTGAAGTTGTAGCTCTTTCCCGTAGTTGTCCGGCTCCGTCGATATATTTAACGCTTGGCATATTAAAAATCTAAAGCAATGAATGAGTTTATTTTAGCACTTAACTTTAAGCTGTACGTTGTGTAATCCACAATAATAAATGACTCAGCCCAATCAGATGGATTTGTGTTGCTAAAAAATGTTGCCTTGACTCTTGCATAATAAGTAGTCTTAGGCATATTTGAAAACATGGCAAATGTCTCTATTGTGTTTTGAGCCATTTCCCATGCTCCTGTCAATCCTTTCTTAATCTCTACAACATATCCAATTGTCCATGGAGAATTTTGCAAAGAACCATTGATTGTCTGTTGAGGTGGAAGCCAAGAAACATAAATATCAAAAAAGTTTGCTCCTTCCGTGATTGGAATACCATCAGCTGATAGTTTACCAATTGGATTAGTTGATACTGTAACTTCTCTTGGAACTACATTAACGTTGGGAGCATTAGAAGACACTCGTTGAGGCAACGAATCAAAAGCCCATTGTACTGGTGTCATATTGTTGACATACTATCAATAAAACTATATTTAGTACTATCATATTCTGATGCAGTAATTTCATGCATACCTTCAATCGTTTCTGAAACAGGCACTCTATTTATTACTCGATATTGTTTAGGAACAACAGAATTGCCGGATAATATCCAGTTAGATTCAGGTGGTGGTGCTGCACTAAAAGCAGAAGTTACTGTGACAACTGAAGTTGTATTAGCAGTGTTTTGTATTGTTTTTTGTTGCCAAGTACCATCACTCAAAGTAACACTAATTTGATATGTTTGCCCTACCACTAACGTCACTGGACTATCTAGATTAATTGTGGTTGTAGTAGCTGAAATAATTAATCCTCCAGCACGCATTTCTAATCGTTCAGAGTCAGATACAGCAATAATATCTCCTGGTTTTATAAAAGCTGCATAAGCTCTAGCTTTAAATGTTACTGTCTCTTGTTCTAATCTATCAGAAATTAAAGCTGCCACTCCTGCTCGTCTTGCTTGTCCTCTGCTAGTGCATGCAATAGCTTCTAATTCTAATTCTTTAATTCCCCATTTTTGTATAGCAATTGGATCTTCTACCATCTCAACTGTTTTGCGGTAAAAATCAGCTGGATTTAGCCAACTTACTAATGCTACAGTTTTTTTGGATTTTAGCCCAACTCTGCTATATATAAAAACCCCATCTTCAACATCTGCTTGCGTAAATTGGTATTTAATAGCATCTGGTTTATCTGCAATAAATGTTATTGTTCCAGCCTGCCAATAAGCAAATCCTCTAAATATTGATATTAAAGATTCCAGTACTTGATATGCTTCTGTTTTAGATTGTAAGACAATATTACATTGAAATCTTGGCTCATAAATTGGGCTACCATTTGTGCTATATCCGCTTGGAACTAATTCATTACAGTATTTACTAATTTCGTATAATCCCCATTTATCTATTTGTTTAGTATCAATATACTTGCCAAGTCCATATCTAGTATTTGTAATTAAATCATATAAAATCCATGCTGGATCTGAAACAGCTACGTTTGGCGTTTGGAAAACTCCATTCCAAACACCTTCGTAAAGAATACGTCTATTCAATCCATCTATTATGGCATTACTTGGAACTTGTACTAATCTCCCAAAAACTTCAAATAAGACATTTGGGACTGAGCTAAACCCAGATGTGTCAAATGAAAAAGCTGTTAAAGCTGTATTTGGATAATTTAATTTTTTGTTTGTAATTTTTGCGTAAGAAACAAACGACATACTGCGTTGATATCCAGTCTTTTCAGTTTCTGCATTATCTAAAGTAAGTTTGATAACTTTAATAGATAAATTACCCAACCCAGTAACTGGAGGAAATCTAAATCTATAATCAAATTCTGTTGGGCTTGAATAACGCCCAGAAACTACATTGTAATAAGTAAATAATGTTTCATAAGCATTATTTACTTCTCGTTGTATAATAATTTGAAATTCTATATTAGTTGTTTCAATATTACCATTATCTGGATTCTGTCTTTGCATTTGAAAAGACAATTTTACTTTAACTTCATCAGGAATACCACCTTGAATTTGTTGAGTAACACCAAGATTATTTCCTTCTCCATTCCATTCTACTGCTGCATTTACAGATATTTCGTTTGAAATAGTATCTCCAAATCCAAATAATTCAATTGGTGGTTGAATTTGAGTTCCTGCACGATAGTCAAATTGAACATTCTTGAAATTATCACTATTATCTTCATTTTTGACTGGAGTTTCATCTAGATAAACTCTAGTCAATGGATTTGTCCCAAAACCTTGTATTGGGCCTTCTGAGATTGCTCCTAAAATGTAAGCAATCGAAGTACTTGTCCCTGTCACTCTAGCAACATTAGGAGTTCCTCTTCCTCCTTTACCGCCGCCACTTCCTTGGATTTTTTTATGTTTTTTGTGTTTCATGGTTAAGAACCACCATGCTCATATTCTGAAGCACCATACTCATATCCTACATTCCAATGTATTTCTAGTTTTTGAGAATAATCGTAATTTTGAGATAATCCAGATGTTACTGCTCTAACACGAATTGTCCAAGGGTTGACATTTGTATTGATATAAAAAGAACTGCACACAACAAAACCAGCCCCATCGTCTAAAGAGCAATTATATCCAGTTGAATATAGATCCTCTGTCAAAAATCCTTGTGGGTTAAAAATTAATTTATTTCCAGATATTATAAACCGAGAATTATAAGTATCTCCATCCCCTTGCACTAAAGAGAAAGTAACAGGAGAGTTATTTGGATCTCCCAAGAATTGAAGAGTAGCAAGTTCACTATTTGCTTGGTATGAATCAGGATCAAATGAAGTTTGATTTTGAAATCTTATCTGAAGTGGATTACCACTAATTGAACTATCCACTCTACTTGAAATAACATACATACCTGTTTGTATTCTTCCGTATACAACAGGCATTCTACCGCCTTCTTGTGTGTTGTTAGGCAATCCTCCTATCGTTTTACTCGTTGGCTCCTCTTCCGGCTTGGCTGGCTTAAATAAAGAGCTAATACCAGCAAGTAGTAAAATACTTCCTAATAAAATTGTGGTGCTAGATGTAAGTAGTGGAGTTCCCCAAATAGTTATTCCACCTGGAACCCAAATAGCTAAAGCAAACATTGCAGCAGCGCCGAGCCACATCCACCAATTATCTCCGCTACCAGCAAGCACAGGGACAATTCTAATGTTACGTACTTTCTTAGATATTGGGCAGCTAAGCTTGTCAATTTTATCGTTAGTTATGTTTTCATGTCCAACAACTATGCGATATCTTACGCCACGATTTTCAGCATCTTGTAAATAACTTAAAAAATTGCTAAAATTAGCTTTTAAAGCACGAAGTACTTCAGCAACTGATTCTACCGCTAAATCAAGTTTGCTTGTAAATAAATCGCCTAATTCACCTTCTAGGAAGACAGAGATCATGAGTTATCCTATTATTCCTTTGGTTCCAAATTGGGACAGCACAAAGTCAGAGCAATCAAATATTATTGTAACTAAATACCAGCCTAACACAATTGAGGCAAGATCATCAAGAACTAAAATCAATACCACAAATGTTACTTTCTCTGTGTCTGTTAATATAACTAATGGAACTGCTGTAGACACATTCTTGAGAGAACGTAATGGCAAAGCATTTAGAGTGGAAAATGACACTATGCTTTACTCTTGTACAGAATGGACTATACAAGCATTGGGAGAAGGTATTGATTTATTCTCAGCTACATTTGAACAAGTTAGGAGATTTTTATGATTCCAAATTTATTAAGTTTGAATCCAGATTCATTTATAGAATTATATGAAATATATAAATACAGAGTGGAAGATATAAATAAAGATGAAGCTGCACAAAATCCTAACGTGCCATCAACAATGATTGAAACAATTAGGATTGGTAGTATAGCTATTGATGAAAACACACCATGGGTTGTCTTTGAAGGCAAAACTTATTATGCAGTTGGATGCCAAGGAGAAGGATTTGATTTAATCGGACGTGGTACTATTCCTACTCCAACATTAACTGTATCTAACGTTGGTGGTATTTTAACTAAATGGCTAAAAGACAGTAGAGATCCAGCATACAGACTGGAAGGCACACACGTCAAAAGGCGCGTGACTCAAAAAAGATTTTTAGATGGACAAGTAGATGCTAATGCTGGGGTAAAAGAACTGCCAATACAAATTTATGTTATTGAACAGCTAGTAGAAGAGAACTATACTAACGCAAAATTCAGACTTGGATCTGCCTTTGACGTTGAGGGAATAACATTGCCAGCTAGAGTAATGGTGCGTAGCTGCACTTGGGTATATCGTAGTCCAGAATGCAGTTACGCTAATCCTGCAAAATTTACAATAAATAATGAGCCAACCCAAAATGCAAGTGAAGATTTCTGTGCAAAAACTATTGCAGCTTGTGAAACAAGATTTGGTGCAGGCAGTATATTACCATTTGGTGGATTCCCAGGATTAAATACTTACTAAACCTCGGATTCGTTGCGTTTTAATTTCATGTATATCTTTATCTTGTTCCGTAGTTCTAGCTCCTGTATTAATCCACTAACAACTAATCTATTCACAATTGAACTGATAGATTCTTCTGTTTCTTGATGGATTGATTGTAAAACAGCAAAAACATCAGTTGATACAGACACGGAAACTTGTTTCATATTACCTCTCATTGCTTACTAAATTAACTATACATTATGTATAATGTACATAGCAAAAAAGTCCGACTTTTGTCGGACTAATGGAGGTAACATACATGGAAATTATAACTAAATTTAAGCCTATCCCAGACAAATATTCCTCTTTGGATAGACTCATGTGTCCACTAGAATTTAAACAAAAGTGGAAATTAACGATAGACGAGATGTCTTGGGTGCTGCAAATTAGTCCGGATACTTTTAAATCTTGGGCTGTACCTGAGACAAGTGCCAAAAGCAGAAAAACACCTTTAATTGCTTTTGTTGCTTGCAAAGCATTAGACACTCTTTGGGAGCAGCAAGGTATGCCCAACGTTAGAGTTTTGATGAATTTACATTAAAAACTAATTTAATTACAAAAACTGTGTACTTTGTCCACGCTATTTGTGTACAGAGTACACTTGCTTTATATATACTTTATTCTTATAGTTTAAGCATAGTTCCAGAAACATTCCAGAAATAGTTCGGAAGTAAGACGGAAGTAAGGAGGAAAAATGGATACAGACATCTTGTATCCTGTTAAACACAAAAGACAGTATAGGAGGAAAACTCAGTCATCGGTGGTGCTATCTGATTGCACCAGAGAAGCAATTGCACTTGAGCTGGAAGTATCTACTAGAACTGTTCAAGAGTTAATCAGAATTGCATCAACGTATATTGATTTGTTTAATGAGTATACAGATGACAATTACAGATTAAATGGTTTGCCGATAGATTCAAAACAACAAGTTGAAGTGTTAAGGCAAATTAGACAAGTTAGACAAAAGTACAGACACGTCAAAGACAAGTCCTTTATTAAGAAGGAGTATCAAAAAATCAACCAAAGAGTTAAGGAGGAACAAAATGGCAGTCAAGAAAGCAACAGTTAAAGATGTCGCAGCATCAATTGGCTGGACAGTCAAAGAGTTGGTAACAAGACTAAATCAAGAGCCTGGCATTAATGTCGCTCCTAGTGAAGCTTTTCCGACTTTGTCAGAGGACAGCGAGTTGTGGAAGCAAATCCAAGCTGCTGCTCAAAAAAGTCAAGTTAGTCAAGAGCCAGTTAAGGAGTCTGTCGCTATTGGAGAAGGCGAGATTAGTCCATACCAAGCGCCAATAGAAACAGTTGAGACATTAGCTGAAGCTCAGAAAGTATTAGCAGAAGAGACAACTGGCATTCAAGTAGAACAAGCTCGTATACTTGGCTCTGTTGCTGGCATTAATGAAACCATTACATATTTTACAGCACGCCAACAAGTCACTGAAGCATTGCTTAGACATCATATTGAGCAACAAACTAATCTCACAGATAGTTTAATCGGAAAAGCCAAAGAATCTTCATTTGAACTGCACAAGCAGACAAGGAACAGCTTGTCAGGAGCCTATGAATTAAAAAAAACTCTAGAAGAGCAAAAAGCCAGGTTGAAAAACATAGTGACGCAAATGACACAATCATTTGGGATGTAATCAGACTGGTTAATGAATCGACTTTAGCGCAAATAGAGTTAGCAATATCGATTGGGCAAATTGAGATGCTTCAGCAAATTCTAAAAAGAAGAAAGGAGTTAATTAAAATCATGATTGACACATTGTTAGGAGTATCAAGTGTAGCAGGAGTAGCGACTATAGCAAGTTATTTTGCTGTTGCCACTGCTGTAGTCAATCCAGTTGTATTAACGGCATTAGGTGCAGCTGCTTTTTTAAGTGGTGTCTATATGCAATTTTCATCATCTAATTCAATTCAAATTACCCGGAGAAAATAACATGTTTAACGGAAAAGAACAAATCACAAGTCGTGTAGTAACTCAGATTACTAATACTAAGTTGGAAAATGGTGGTACTTTGCATGACAAAATAGAAACGCATTATTCACCAATTAATTCACACGTTGACAACGCGCTGTCCGGTGTCCTTGTGCCTTTATCGATTGCTGCTGGCTTGTGTGCATTTGTTGCAGTATCTAACTGGACAGCACCATCACAGTGTCAAAGTCAGGCACAAGTTCAATCTGCTCATAAGTAAGGTGACACATGCTTAGCACATTGAAAGGATTTTTCTCTAACACAGGAGACAAATTAGAAAACATTTTGTATGGAGTCAATAAGCCAATTTTCCCATACGTTTACGAAGTAAGTGAGGAGGAAGTGAAGCAAATTACTGAAGACGCAACTGCGACAGAACAAATGGCTGCAAGAGTAAAAACATATCTAAAAGCAGTGGAAAGAAAAACCAAAAGTGTTGAAGAAATGTTTAATGCAAACAATGCTTTTGAAAAGTCAATGATGGCAACTGCTGAAAGATTAAATGACAAGAACAAGATGATGTATGCCGCTCGAAAGGAATACAAAAAACAATTGCCTTTTAGCGTCAAAAGGTACTTGCACCCAGCAAGGATTGTAGGCGATTCTACAGCAAACATTATCAAAGGAATTTGTCAATGATGGAAGACGAAAGAATGACAGATATTCAGAATTCAGCAAGGTGGATGTTAGGAGCCAATCAAATACTAATCGTCATAGCTTTTGGTGCTTTTACTGGCTATTTATCCCGCTATTATCCACCTTCTAGTTCTGTCACGATAACAGTAATTACGTTTGCATGTATTTGTGGATTTCTGTTTCCAGCTACAAGAAAAATACTACTTTTAGTTGGAATATTTTATGGACTAGGACTTGTCCTTAGTCATTTGAATTAATTGTTTGGGAGGTGCCAAGTGGATACCATTACTTGCCTCCTTATTCATTTTAAAGGGAGGTATTATGTTCTTTTTTAAATCAAAAGCAAAGCCTAAAGTTGTACACAAGAAATTTGAATTAAGTCCAGTTGTGTTGTACAACTTAATTGGAGTAACAATTTTAGTTTTTACACCTGCAATGATTAGCTGGAAAAATGCTAAAGAGTTGCGAGTAGCAAGTAGTGCCGTAGCAGTAATGTACTCTATGGTATTGTTAAAATATGCCCAAAACAATATTGATGAAGCTGATAGACTTGCCATAGAAAAAGAGCATTACTTTACGGCTTATGCTAATGCTTCTGGGGATGTTTATTTAAATTCAGAACAACAAATCAAAAATGCTTTGCTGCCTCCTGCTTCTAGTCCAGAAGTAGACTTAGAAGTTCTGCATCCATTAGAAGATACACTCTTAAAATTAGGCATCAAAGCAACAATAGATGGAGAGCCAATAGATTCTCCTACGTTTACTAGATTCAAGATAGTGCCTGACAAAGGAGTGCATTATCAAAAATTTAATAATTTGTCAGATACTCTAAAAGTTCATATGGGGTATGATACACCTCCACTGATTTCATGTCAAAGCAAGTATGTCTCGATTGATGTAGCAAAGACAGACTCAGAAAGACGTTTTTGTGAATATCAAGAATACTCAAACAATTTGAATTATTCTCTTGAGAAGTTCACTGTTCCTATTGGAGTTGACATCAACAACAATCTTGTTGAAGTGTCGTTATCAGATGCTAACTCCCCTCATTTATTGATTGCTGGAACTACTGGTAGTGGCAAGAGTGGTTGGTTAGTAGCTTGCATAACTAGTTTGCTGGATAGATTTCCTGCTGATAAATGCAGACTATTTTTGATTGATCCAAAGCTAGTTGAGTTTGATATTTTTGAAAAATACAAACAAGTTGAGTTGGTAACAAAACAAGAAGACGCTCTTACTTTGTTGCACAATTTACTTAACACAATGGAAAGTAGATATGAGCTATTCAAAAAACATAAAGCACGGGATTTATCTCAATACAATAGAGAAAATCCTAAGAATATTATGCCACGAGTTGTGGTGTGTTTTGATGAATACGCAACATTCATGGTAGGAGACAGTAAAGATGATTTTAACGATTGTTTATCTCAACTAGCACAGAGAGCGAGAAGTGCTGGAATACACCTTGTATTAGCTACTCAGCGTCCTGATGCGACAATTGTCACGCCTAGGATACGCTCTAACATACCTGCTCGCATTGCATTAAAGACTATCCAACACCAGGATAGTGCTATAATTTTAGGAGTAGAAGATGGCACTTTAAACTCCAAGAATTTGTGTGGTAAAGGTGACTTAATTGCTAATTACAATGGCAAGCTAGAAAGACTGCAAGGATTGTATGTCAAAGATGTAGATTACACGTTATCAAATACTGAAATCAAGGAGTTAACAAATGTAGATTCACCTTACCAAAATGACGAAATTGCCTATAGCTATAGTGAAGCACAAGATAGCGAGAAAGGTGAAGTGTATACTCACTTCTCCAAAACAGCTCAAAAGGATAGTGTACAAGCATTTGAGTCTAAAAACAAATTTGTAACTAGCTTAGTGAAGCTAAAAATCGCTGCCTTAATGTCTGGGGATATAGACGAAACTGAGCCGTTATTTGATGATAGTTATGGGCTGTCATCAGAGCAGCAGCTTTTAGTGTTGAAGTTTTTTCTAGACAAAAACATAGGCAAAGAACGCACAATTAAAGCTCTATGGGGAACAAGTTCTGGTGGTAAAAATCATCATAAATATCAAAAATCAAGTGCTATTTATGATGACATGATATCTAAAATAAAAGAACTTGAATACTTAACACAAGTGTAATATTAAATATTGTGTTAGTTCCGTTTTACTTCTGTTGTAGTTCTGCTTTACTGCTGAAGTATTACCGGAATTTAACCGGTATTTTGGTGTTAACACATTGCCAATACTGTAAGTAGCTGGGAACAGCAAACAGTCTTAATAGTTCACTCACGTCAAACAAATCCAGTAAGCAAATTATGATTAAAAACGATAAGTGGATTCTAGAAGAATGTAAAAAAGGGATGATTCAACCATATGAAACACAACTTGTTAAATACAACAATGGCAAGCGAATTAGTTATGGATTATCTTCTTATGGTTATGATATTAGTTTGTCTGACACAGAATTCTGGGTGTTTAGAAATGATAACAATACTGTTGTCAACCCCAAGAATTTTATTAGAACAAATCTAGAATCTGTGCCTTTGCAAAAAGATGAATATGGAGAGTTTTTTGTAATTCCAGCCCACTCTTATGGATTGGGAGTTGCACTAGAGAAAATTACAATGCCTGACAATGTAACTGCTGTTTGTGTTGGTAAAAGCACTTATGCCAGAGTTGGATTGATTGCTAACATCACTCCTGTTGAAGCTGGATGGAGTGGACATTTAACATTAGAATTTAGCAATTCTTCCGGTGCTGACTGCCGAATTTATGCAAATGAGGGAATAGCACAATTACTGTTTTTTGAAGGTGAGACTTGCTCTACAAGCTATAGTCAAAGACAAGGCAAGTATCAAGATCAGCCTGAGAAAGTGGTATTCGCTAAAGTCTAAGATTGTTGGATTACATTCTCTATAAGAGCAGCAATCTCCGCTGCTTTTTTAACTTGTGGGCATTTAATAATATGGCAACATACTCTTTCTAATAACAAAAATCCAACATACTTGCCTTCAATTAAGTAAAACATATAGCTATAAGTCTTCCTCGACTCTAACCATGTTTGGCATACCTTGCCATTTTTGACATTAGAAAACACATATTTATCACCAGATTCTAATAAAAAATTAACTTGCAATGATACGTAAGAATAAATACATTTATTGTCTAAAACTTGCATTTTTTTTGTTTTAGCACATACTTCTATCCAGGTGGAAAAGCTATCTGCAAATATGCCTTTATCAGTCCTCTTTGTCTGATCCAAAAAGAATAATGTAACTCTATTAAATCCTGCACTTATCAGCTCTTGTAAATATGATTTAATGTATTCCTCCTCTTTAGTGGTAAAGGATGGTGTATTTAATGTGTTCATGGAATTTATTCTGTCATTTAATGTTTTTACACTTTTCTTAATCAAGTAAATTATCCATGCACTTATTAAAGAAAATAAGATAGGAAATGCGTCTATAATCAATTGAGACGCGACAGATGACACTAAAGATAAATCGTTATTTTGAGAAGGAACTTCTTTGTATTCAGCCATTTTTTTGCTCCCTAGCTGCTCTTAAATAAAAGTTGCCAATCTATCTTTTAAGTATTCCACCCTGTCTTTGTTGACGTTGTATTTCTACTATTACTGCTGTTTTAATAGCACTCTGCATCGCATTTGGATCTATGGACGGTGATTTGTCACCATCTTGACTTTCAATCGTTATAGGCACATTTACAGTTGTATTTGTTGTTGGTTGATTAATATTTCCTAGTCCAGGAGATGGGGGAATAACTCCACCACTTGCAAAGTTCATTATGTTTCTTACTTTTAATTCGCTATTGCTTACGTTGCCTCCCATGGCATAGTTCATTACGGATTCAATATTGTTGTTTTTAATTGCTTTATCTAATCCCATCGACTGGAACTTAGCATTGTCAGCAACACTCAACACTCTTTCTCCTGGCGTTAATACTGCTACTACTGGTGTTATTCCTCCATTTGCAGCTTTCTCTCTGACAATTGCTTCATTTAATGATTGAATTATGCCTCCACCAGCATAGTTCTTGATTACTCCTCCTTTGTATTGGCTGGATACTTCGCCTCCATCGTTGGCACTTGGGACTTCGCCGCCGCTATTTCCTCCAAATATTCCTCCAATTGATTTGAATAATGAATCAAGAATCCCTCCTGCTCCTACTAATGATTGCATTAATGATTTGATAGCTATGTTGATAAGTCCGTTTAGCATGTTTTTAGCTAGGTTGTTTAAGACATCGTCTAGTTTTTGGACACCCATTATTACGTCTGTAAGCCCAGCTGATAAATCATTGATCAAAGAATCTCTAACCATTTGACGGATTGTCGAAACTACATCCTTAGCTGCGTTTTTAGACTCTTCTAGTTTTGCTTTGTATTTTTCTTCAATCTCCTTAGTTCTTTCTTCATATTCCTTGTCATCTATATCCCCCCCCTCTTTTTCTTTCTTTGCTTTATCTAGTTCGTCTTGTTTCTCTTTTTTTAAACGCTCTTCATCCATCCTCCGTTGTTCTGCATTTATTTGAAACTGATTGCCACCTTTGTCTCTATATATATTTAATCTTGTTTGAGCCGTTTCTTGTTTCATGGCAATGACAGTTTGCTTAATATCTTTTGTTAAATCTGTCATTAACTTGGTTTGCATTTCTTGGTTTTTCCGTACAAGATCTGTTCTTTGTTCCTCATTCAACAAAACGCTTGCATTAATTTGAGCCTCACGCAAAGCAGTTGCTTTCTCGATTTCATACCGTCTTGATGCAAATTCACTTTTAGAAAAATTATAGTCAACAGAGTTCATTAAATCTCTTCTTTCAAACCTCCTGTCTACTTCTGTTTTAGTTTCGTTAGCTTTATCAATTTCAAGCTGAGATTGGTTTTGTATTCTTTTTATTCTAGTAATTTCTCTATATTTTTCTATTCTTGCCTCTGCGTCTACTGAGGTTAATAGTCCTTTTGCTACTAACTCCTTTGTGTTTAATTCATATTGTGATAAAGCATCTTCAATTTGAAGTTTTCTCTCTTCAAATTGCAACTCTGGCACTGAACGGATATTTAATAACTGCATTTGGTTAAATGGCATAAGTCCTTCAGCGAAAGAATTTTGTATTTGCGAATCTTGTGTTACAGGGAAATAAGTATTGCCTTCCAATTTGTATTCATCCATACCACCAAATCCAAATTTGCTTCTAGGCTTCATTAGTTCCGTTAAATTATTAAATCTTGGTTCATTGGGGTTTGCTGTTGGCTTTTTCAGCTCTTCAATTAACCGTAAACCCTTCAATTCATCTACTAATTTAGCATTCTCCTTAATACTTTGATTAAACTTTGGTATATCTGAATGCAATTTATCAACATCTATGTTATATTGCTTAATGTCTGAGTCAGTCATCTGGATTGCTTTAGGATATATTTCCTGTAGCCTTAAGACTTCTTTGTCCAATCTTTGTCCTTCCGTCTTTTGCTTTTGAAAGATTTCTTCTAGGTATCCCTTTTGTTGTTCTGGTGTCGTAAAATCAATTGTCCCTACTCGTTTGATACTAAACTTTGGATCTACTTGTTCTTGGAATTTTATTTTCCCCCCAGAATACTCTCCTATCTCTCTACCCTTTTGACTTATATCTAATTCAGCTTGTCTTAAAACATTATCCGAATCTCTTATTTTAGATCTATTCTCATACTCTCTTCTAAGCCTAGACATTGCTTTAGTTAATTTAATCCTTTCTTCAATTTCTTTCTTTTGAACGTCTATCGACTTCAAGGTAGTATCTAAAGTTGCTATATCCACTTTGAATCGAGAGGCTAATCGTTGTTCGTCTTTGTTAAGGCGATCTAGATATTTCTCTCTTTGTTTTACATCTGTGATTTGCTCAAGCCCTTTCCTGAGTGGGTTAAACAAAGCTAACGTATCAGTTAGTTTACCATCGGTTCCTTTTACAAAGGATTGTCTAAGAGAATTTAATCTCTCTTGGATATCTTGTCTTGTATCATTTAACTTATTAAGAGTGTCGGTTAACTTTATGCTTTCGGGTGTTAGTGGATCGGGTAATTTATCAGGAGAATATTCGTTAAGTATGTCAGAAAACGATCTTACTAAACTATTAGTGGAATCCCTAGACTCTCTGATTGTTTTTTTAGTATTTTTAAAGAAATTATCAAGATTACGAATAACTGATGCTTCGTTTTGTTTTCTTAAAGCTTCAGCACGCTTTTTGTTTGCTTCATCTTGTTGTTTAAGAATCTCTTCCCTTTGTTTTTGAGAATCTGCGATAGCACCAGTGTTTACGCCAGCAGATGGAGAAGTAGAGCCAGTATTAGCAGCGCCAGTATTGGCAGTCTCAGGATTATAGCTTCTAGCTCTCTGGAAAGTTTTCATGCTATCGCTATCTCCTACAAATCGCCAGTGCCATGGTTCATAATCTATACCTTGACGATTATTCTGAGGAAAAGATAATTCAAAGCCAAAACGAGCAGCGTTAGATTGTAACCATGAAAATGCTTTTGTTTTTTCAAATGTGGAATTGAGATTAGTTCCTGGTGCTGCTTTATCACCAATATCGACAGCATATCCTGTATGATGCTCACTATAACCCGGAGGAGCGCTAACTTTTGCTCTTTGTTCTGGAGTTTGATTGCGTTGGGCAGCTACTCCAAAAAACAATTGTCGTTGCTGTTGAATGGAACGAAAACCAGAAATAGGAACTAGAACTACACCTTCCTCTTTAGCTCTTCGTGCCATGTATTCAAATTTTTCAGCAGCAATTTGCCGTAGTTTAATTTTCCCGTCAGTTGTGATAGGACTTAGCTCTTTCAGAGGTGCTTCGTTATAAGCTAAATGCCCATACTTGCTTTCATTGTTACTTGATGTGGTGTTTGACGCACTCCCTGCTCTAGCAGAAGCTGATGGCACAACAGCAGATATTGGCGTTTGCCCAGTTATAAAAGGTGTAGGATCTATTGCCCGTCCATTAACCCTTATCTCAAAATGCAAATGAGGGCCGGTGCCTACTCCTGTATTGCCTAATTTTCCTATTTGTTGTCCAGCTTGAACAACGTCCCCAACCCGAACCAACATTTCAGATAAGTGTGCATATCGCGTTTCAAGTTTTTTATTGTCTGGTGTTGTATGTTCTATGTAAATTACCTTTCCATAGGCACCCTGAGTTTTAGCAATTTTTACTATGCCAGGTAAGCTAGAAACAATAGGTTCCCCAATTTGTCCAGCAAAATCCCTTCCTGCATGCCTTCTACCAGGACGAGGATCTCCAAAGTGCCCCCCGGGTACAGTCCTTCCTCTGTTTGGGTGCGGATGCACAAAACTACTAACGCTAGATGGTGGGTTTTGTGATGCACCGAAAAAACTAAATAAAGAAGAAAACACGCCTTGAACACCGTTAGAGTTAGATGAATTACTAGATGTCGAAGAGTTGTTAGTAGGAGTTGATGGAGCCGGTGTTGCATTAGAATAAGGATCTATTTTTATGCCCGCAGATCTCTCTAATAAATCAACAGTTTGTTGCAAGCTAACATTCATATTAGAAACAGATTCATTAGCTTTTACCATATTTTCATTTAATTTTTCGGTGTTTTTATTAGCCTCCCCCGACTCTTTAACAGTTTGTTGAGTCTGTTGAGTTACTTTTGCCGCTGATGCTCTAACTGCATTTATTAAAGCCTCTAGTTCTTTGCTTGATTGTGTAAAAGCTTGTTTCATATCAGACTCAATATCTTCTGTGACTCCAATAATGTCTTTACCAGAAGGCAATGTCCTTATAAGTTCTCTTGCTTCTATTTGGCTATCTTTAATTCTATTTTTAAAATCTAAGCTAGTTCTTTCAGTATCTATTTGACTTAAAGCGGTTTGGTTTAATTGTTCTATGATAGATACCAACCCATCTATATATCTAGTAAATTCAGTGTCTCCTAATCCGGTTAACGCTTCATTAATTTTGGTTTTAAAGTTAGCGTTTTGTATTTCTTGGTTAGCTTTTTTAATCTCTAATCGCCCTTGATCTATCTCTTTAGTAACAGAACGAACGTAATCATCTACCTGTTTTTGTTGTTGTCTTAAAGACTCTTTTAAATCATATCTGCTTTTAGCTAATGAACTGCGAGCGGTAGCAAGGCTCGTGGCATCATCTTGAGTTTGTTTTCTTAATTCAGTTATTTTATCTTTAGCTTCAGTATTAAGATTGCTATCAGGTATTGTACTGAGTAAATCCAAAGCTGCCTTTCTCATTGTGAATAAACGAGACAACCCAGACACTCTTTGTTCTTGTGATATTATCCCAGATCTCCGTGTTGCATAATCAACATCCCCAGGATTAGCACCGGAGCTATATATCCTTTCCTCTCTAAGTGCAGTAGATCTATCAATGTTTGCAGAAAACCTGTCGTAAGCAGCTTGAAATCTATTTAATGCAGATAAAGTATCTTTGTAAACTTGTTCTAAAGGATTAACAGGGACACTTTTTTCAATGATTTGCTTTGCTTCCTGTGCAAAATCTTTCATCTCTTTAGCTATTTGCAGATAAGCACCTCTCACGGGTGCTGGAACAGTTTTTGCCGCATCCTCTAGTTTTTTCGCTTCTTCCAGTAAAACATTAGCCGAATTAGCGTTGGCTTCTACATCCTTAGCCAACTCTTTTCTTAATGCAAGTCTCTGAACTATTTGTTTAGATAAATCCGCAGCCCTCTTTTTTGACTCTGGGGTATTTTGTTGAGTTGCTTTTGATTTTTCAACAGATAAACCTAATACTTCTATGTCAATTTGTTTTAATCTATCAGCAACGTCTTTTACCCTAGCTTTATATTTGTTTTGAGTTTCCTTGGTTAACCCTAAGTTACCAAATTCTTTTTTGCTACTTTGTAAAACAGAATCAAAGTAATCTAAATTATCAATTACCTGTTTAACTCCAAGTGTAATATCGTAATCAGTATCAGATACAAGTCCTTTTATATCATATTTTTTAAGAATTGCTTTTTGTTTAGGAGAGATTTTATCAGTTGCATATTCTCCCCCGAATCCAGTATTAATATTTTTATCAAGGCCACGCCTCCTGTTTTCCCCTTCTCTCTGCGCTACAATCTCTTCGTATTTGTTGTACTCCATTAACCCCAAACTGTTTTTATCTATTTCACCTCTTAATGCTTTATTTACATTTTTGACAAAATCGTCTGTAGTATATCCTTCTTCTTTCATCCCAAAAACATAAAAAATATCAAGCTGAAGCCCTTTTGAGGGAATAGAATCAGCAACGTTTTTATATCCTTTAGCCAACTCCTTGCTGCTTTTTTGGTTAACTTTAGAAGCTTCATCAACTTTTGCTAATGAATTACTAATACTTCCCAAAGCTCCATTAACAGATCTAGCCATTTCGCTAATGCTTTTCTGCATGGGGTTAGAAAAATCACTTCTAGCTAAAAACATAAAGGCTAGTGCTATACCAGCTTCTATCCCAATTTTTGCTAAGCTTTTTAATGATTTCATTAAACCTGCAAGCATTTGAGACAAAGCTTGTCCCCATGCTGCTCTAGCGCTACTTGCAAGCATTCCATCGGAGCTAAATAAAAGAGTAAATGCTTTTATAATTCCAACAGATGTAATTGTTTTCCCCAGTGAAGTAAGTGATGCTCCAATTGCGTTTAAGCCTCCAACAACACCTTGAGTCCATGCAAAATTTAGAGCAGCTTTTAGCCCTTTAAAACCATTTCCTACAAGTTGGAATAATCCAACAAAAGAAGCCCCAATTCCTTGCCAAAATCCAGCCTTAAAGCCAGCTGTTATATTTGCCATAAAACCTGCAAACGCTGCTTTTGTTGCGCTAATTCCATCTATAAAACCACCAAATATTGCAGATGCCCCGATTGTGGCTGGAAGCTGCTTAAAAAATCCAGTAAAAGAAGCCCATAGCCCTTTCATCTGAGTAGCTATTGTTGTTTTGGCAGAATAAAAAGCATATGCTATTTCATCTTGTAATCTAGTTCCTATGGGTGAACGTTGTTTAGACTCGACTTGAGCAGATAAGTCAAAAGTGTTTGTGAATAAAGACTGTATTCCTTTTGGAGAAATTGCTTCATTTTTCATCCCTACTAAAGACACTCTTATCCCATTAAGTCCCTGTAATAACCCCTTAAACATTGGCATCCCAAAATGTTTTGTAAGGGTAATTAATTGCTCAAACATTAAAACTAAAGCAAGCAGTTCAATTACACCAGAAGGAATAACTTTAGTTATATTGCCGATTCCATCAATAAAAGACTTAAAGGGGTTTTCACTTGGCTTTCCTACAATAGTATCAAACAACCCTTTCCCAGTAATTTTTCGTTTTACACTATCCAAACTACTTAAAAACCATAGAATTCCATTACTTACGCCTTCATACATGTTTTGCATTAATGTCTTCTGAGCGCCTAAAAAATCATCTAAAACATCAGCTAAAATGCCTAAGAAAAATGGCCCTAACGCACCCATAAGCGCGGCAATACCCGCCGTTAACAAACCAGATATATTCATTAAAAAAGTTTTTACTGGGTTCATTTTTAATAAGAAAACTAACCCAACTCCAAGAGTGGCAGTTACACCAATAACAAAGGAGCTAAAAATTTTGATTATATCGTCTAGGATTGCATTTATTGCGGACGCTATGTTTGAAAAGATATCAACTACAAACGAAAATAATCCACCAAAAGCATTGACTAATTTAATAGACATTTCCATCCCAATGTTTTGCAATCTAGTTAGTGAGATAGAAAACCCTTCAGCTCCTTTTGCCGCCCCGCTATAGTCTATTTTTAATTGTTTTGCAACTTTGGGTAATACTTCTTCTGCTAGCAAACTACCTGCTGAGGACATTTCTATTAATTGGGGTATAGAAATGTCTAGTGCCTTTGCAAATATACCCATAGCGGGAGGGAATCTTTCACCCAGCTGCTGTCTTAATTCTTCCATGGAAATTTTGCCCTTGGACAGCATTTGAGTATAAGCCATAAATACTAACTCAGCGTCTTGCCCAGATATTCCTAGCGCGCCTAGTGATGCACTAATACCTTCAAATAAATCCCTAGCGCCTTCACCTTCTAATTTTGTTCCTCTAGCTGCAATAGCAATTTGGCTGTAAGCCTGAGTAGCTGCTTTAGCTGGAACGTTTAAGGCTTTGGCTGTGTTCATTGCATAATTAAGCTCTGCTTTCCCGCCTTCTTTTGAGCCACCCAAAAAGTTTAATCGCCTTTGTAATGGCTCTAACTCCAGCATGGCCTTAACAAGAGACTGTATTTGATTTCTAACCATAAATACAGCCCCACCAATAGCTCCAAATAACGGAAGCAAAGGTGTTACCAATGGTAATAAAGTTGTGGCAAAAGTTGTGATAGGAGCAAATACACTAGCGGCAGAAACAATAAATGAAAGCATATTCTTTTGAATATCCTCCCTTTCGTCTGGCGCAAAGTTTTTCATTTTATCTCGCTTGAATTGAGCGCCAATTGCATTCCAGAAATCTTTAAAAACGTTTTTAGGTACGACTATACCTCTTTTCCATTGAGTAACTATCTGATCCCAAATTTCTTTTGGGTTTTCAGCTCCTAATGCTTTTCTAACTTCTCTTTTAACGTCAGAACCAACATTTTTCCAGTTGGCAACAGCTTCATTAAACCCTTTAATTATGGCTTTACCAATATTTAACCCTTCCTGAGTAAATGCTTTGTGAAAAGCAGATATACCCAAAAGCAGAGCTGTTATTGCCATTTTTACCTGAGCTGTGTCTATTTTTATCCCCATAGTTGCGGCAACGTTTTGAAGCCCACTCGTCTTAAATAACTGTTGGGCTGTACGTGCTGTCATATTAACAGCGCCTTCAACATTCCCAGACGCATAAGCATTGGCTATCCTAACAGCTCTACCACCCAATCCATTGGTAGCAGAAAGCATTCCAGAATCAACAATTTTATTTATTAAAAAGTCTCTAATACTGTTAACAATCTTGCTATTTTTTTCTAAAATCCCTCTCAATAAATTACTATTCCCAGGGTTTTTAATAGTAAAACTATCAAACAGTGTTCTTAAAACTTGTCTAGCTAAGTCTTTAGCACCTGTTCCTTCTATACCAATAGAACTTATGTTTGTTTTAATTTGATTTTGAAGAGTTTGGGTTAAATTTTCCCTAGGGACATTTTCCCCAAGTGCTGGTAATTTATCGCCATACACAGAACTAGCAAAACCAGCTACTTTTCGTCCAGCTTGCGCTAAAAAGGGTATGCTAGACAACGTTTTAAAAAATGGGTTTTCGCTACCTATAAACAATCTAAATAGCTTGCTTATTCCAAAAGCTTGTCCCCCTTTATCTCCCATTTTATCTTCCCTGCCTAAATCAATTCCTGTAACAGACTTGATGACAGAAGGCAACAACCCTCCTGGCTGGAAGATGTTGTTATTTTTTAAAAGATTAGAAGCAAACTGCCCTATCTTTCCTGCTTTATCACCTATCAGCCCTGGCAATAATGGCGCTAGAAGCGGCAGTAAATTAGTAAGATTAGCGCTACCACCAGTTACCATTTCAAACAGTTTAGGAGCCATTTTGAACAAACCCAGGCTAGAAAGTGCATTCATACGCCCTGTGTCCATAAAGTTTTTCTCAATCATGTTTTGGAGGCTCTTCCCAACAGCTTTACGAAGATAGCCTCCTAGAGAAAAAATGCCCACTCCTTGTCCAGACGTGCTTGAAAACCCGTCTACAATACTGTCAAATAGTTGCTTAAATACAGATTGCTTGCTAGTTGCAACAGCACTTCCAGATTCTTTGACTATAGAGCTTACAGTCCCAAACCCAACGTTAACACTTTGGGCTTTTTTCCGAGAAAATTTATACGCATTTAAAATACTTTGTTGTATTTCTTTATCAGTCATTCTACCGGACGATACATCAGCAACAAATTTTTGTAATTTTTTGTCTATAAGATTTTTCTGTGCAGCATAAAGACTCTTTTGGGATTGAGATATCCCAGGAGTATTCATTAACTCATCTATCCGTTTTTTATATTCTTCTGATATTTTATGGCTTGCTAATAATAGAGTAGAAACCTTCTTAGATGAGTTTCTTATAAGAGGTAAAATATTCTGGTATCTTAATTCAGGAGCATTTTTATCGTAATTCATTAAAACATCAAAATCTGACTTCGCTGCCTTTGCTATTTGATTTTGTTGTTTTTTACTAAATCCTAAATAGTGCATTGTATCTTTATTAGGCTTCATAACTTTGGATCTTAAATAATCCATTGCTTCTGCCTCGCTACCAAAATTTCCCTGCTTATAAGACTTAGCAAAGTCTTTCAAGTCTGCATCTATTTTCTTTTTAGATCTTGCAAGCATGCCCTTTGAATATTTAGTAAGAGCTGGATTATTCATTTCTTTATCAACAAACTTTTTATATTCTTGAGATATTCTATGAAATGAATAAACTAATGATGCTGTAGCTCCATCCTCAAAACCTTTTCCAAAGTCAAGCCCCACCCCTTTCATTATCAAGGAGGGTGATGATATGCGCAAAACTTTTTTGACACTTTTAACTAACGAAAAGAATGACTCTGAGATAACTTTGCTTTTAGAACCAAAATTACTAAACCCATTCAAAAATCCTTCTACTAAATTAAAGCCTATTTTCAAGAAAGTTTTTGGTAGTCCTTGAGGGATAATGCCTGATATTCCTTTTAATAAATTTCCTCCTAATTTACTAAAAATACCTTGAGGCATTATAGACAATATTCCTTTAGGTATAACTTGCCCTATTTTAGAAAAAATATTTTTAAATCCAGTAGGTAAAACCGCTAAAAACTGGTTAGAAATCATTGACAATAAAACATTCCCAACTCCTTTCAAGTCAAAGTTTTTTAACATTGAAAACATGTCATTGTCTAATTGTTCTTCAACACCATTATTTAGTCGCTCCTCATCTTGTAGTGGCTTACTTCTGCTTTTTTGCCTAAACCTACTTTTAGACTTTTGTTTGGCTTTATCGCCATACATATAATTAAGAAAGTCTGGATGTGTAAAAACAGTTTCTTCATTTATTGGCTTGTTTTCTTTTTCTAACTGCTTATAAATTTTGGAGTAAAGCCTTTTCAACTCTCTTTCTTTTTTAAGCGGTACTTGTCTTTGCTGTACATAGCTTTGCCCTCCAATTATGTCGTGTAAGCTATCACTTACTTTTATTCCACCACTAGGATTAATGCTTATCAAGCCAGACGTTCTTCTTTTAAATTCTTTGTCAGACATTGCACTAAGATTAGACTTCGTGACATTAACGTGCCTGCCATCGCTTTCCAATAATACCTCTTTCCTGGCAATAGCTTCTGTCTCTATTTGTTTTCTGGTTTTACCTAGATTTGTATGCCTTGTGTACCCGCCCAAGTCATCTTTTTGGAGATTTAATGATTTTGCAATAGCAGGGAATTTATCTAATAAAGAGATTAATTTAGAATTTATACTAGCAGGCAATGGAATGGTAACACCTTCCGGAAAGCTCCTTTTTTGTTTTGACTTTGCACCTGCCCAATCATAAACATCTACTGCATTTATCCCAGTTTTTGTTTTAACTACACCAAAACCCCCAAGAGTTAGTTGCAGCGATCTAAGATCTTTCAAAAGTAAATCAAACTCAAGTTTTTTACTTGAATTAGCAAATTTAGATTCACTGTCAAACGCGCCTAAGTAACCATAGCCAGACTGTTGCTTACCTTTATCAGCTAGAAAAACACTAACAGCATCTATTATAGGGGATAAAGAGTTTTTATCATTAAACTTAATTACATCTGTATTTCCCCTATAAAATTTACCAAGATGAGACATTGGGATATTCTGCTCTACAGAAGTAGGTTTCCTGCCTAAAGCCGGCAATACCGTTGACAATATTTTGCTGTTTGCAATTAGAAAACTACCTATATCTTGAGATAATTCATTAGAACCTTTTGAGCCTTTTCTTGAGTTTTTAAAAACTTGTTTTACCTTGGTTGCATAGGCTTTATTCTTGTCATCAACAGCATTCTCTATTAAGCTGTCCAAAGACTCCGCGCCTTGCTCTGTTGTGTCTTTAACGGTAGAGATTACTTCGTCAGCAGCTTTTTTTACATTAATTTTATTTGTAACTAAACCAATAGCCAAACCCGCAGCTATTGCAGCACCAATACTAATAAAAACTTTAGAAGGTGAAGATATGCCTAATATTTTTTTGAATGCAACTATATATTTTTTAGCTTCTTCTTCCCCAAGTGTTTTAAATGCAGATGAGTTTGTCTGAATTCCTTCCTGATTTGCTTTAGCTATCAAATCAGCTTCTTTTTTTACTTTTAAATATGATTTACTAACTTCTTGTTTAACACTTTTTTCGCCTGCGCTAATCGGTGATTTAGCTTGCGCTATTTCATTTATTTGTTGTGGAGTTGCATTTAAGCTTTTAGCTTCCGCCATTAGCTTTTCTACTGCTTTTCTACTGTCACTACTTACTTTTTTAAAGTCCTGATATACTAAAGGAATAGTGCTATAGTCACCTATGCTTGCATTAGAATCTATAACATTTTTTATTGTTTTATTATATTTGCTTTGTGCTGTTTTAATTTTTCTAGATTGAGCTATAATATCTTCTAGAGACTTTGATTCAGTCTGAGGTTGATCAATTTTTTGGGCAGATTGCTTAGACGTTTTTATAGCTTCTTCCAATACGCTATCTATTTCTTGCCCTACTTCTATAACAGACTCAATAGCTTCTTTTACTTTTTGAGGTATTTCATTAAAAATAGATAACTTTTTAAGCTCTTCTCTAGCAGTCCTATCAATCTCTTCAATAGGTACAGTTTCAGATTGTGGCTTAGGTTTTTTGGGCTTTTGAGGAAGTGGATCAAGTGGTATTGGCTGAGCGGGATTATCGCTAGTTTTTGTTTTTTGCTTTGCCATTGCAGACTGAACAATGCCTGCCATTTTCAGTCCAGTATTTATAGCCAGTCCGGTTGCAATAGACTGGAAAGCTTGCCCAGGTGTAGAAAAGGTTTCTTGAGGTGTTTTGGTGTCACAAGGGGGAATACACGTTTTGTTATTCTGTGTTGGGGGAGTATCTTGCTTAGTTTTACTTATGGGCTTTACATTTACTCCCATCATTTTAGAAAATGAATTTCCCATTTTCTGTCCCATGTTTTCCATGTTTAGCCCCATAGTTTCACCCAAGGACTTTCTGAAACCAGAGGACAATTCTTTACCAAAATCATTGGTAAATCCCTCAAAAAAACCTGTCAATAAGTCTTGCCCTGGCTTTAAAACAACCTCTATTGCCTTTGATGCTACTTCAGCTTTGGAATCATCAGCAGCGCCAGAAAATCCATCCTTGACTTCTTTAACAAGATCTTCAATACTTCTACCTGTCCCTGGAGAAGCTGATGAATCTGTCTTAACATCTGCTTTGGAAGCTCCACTAGAAACAGATTTTTCTACAATTTTTTCTATTAAATCGCCAGATTGTTCTATCCCTCTCTGCATCCCCGCTTTAAAACCCCTTTCTACTGCGGATGCTACCTGATCTTCTATGTCGTTTTCATTACTTAAACTTTTATATTTATATTCAATTTCAATGGTATGTTTTTTAGTGGTTTTATGCAGTAATTCATTCAAATCCGTCAGAAGCGAATCATCCACAGAAACCGTAACAGGATTTTGCTTAAAAAACTCATTTACCTTTTTTAAATGCTTGACTTTAGAATCTAAATGCTTATTTAAATTAGTTAGCTCAGAATCATCAACACCAATTGACAAATTAGATGAAAAAGCAGATTCCATCTGCTTTACAGCATCTAAGGCACCCTTTTTTGCCGCAGCAAGATTTCTGTTAAATTCATCTGTGTCTAGGGATAATTCAACTATTAACTCACCTAAGTTAGCCATAATTTTACCAATTATATATATACAATGTTGCCAAAATAAAAGCTGTTTATTAATAAACAGCTAATGGCATAATAAGTTAAAACTGGCAATAAACAGCCCCTGACGCTAGCGCCACTTCCGCTTTATGTAGTTCAATGCCAAGATAGGCCGCATGTTCTGCTAATATGCTGGGATTATCTGCAAGTATCTTGTCACACAGTTTAGATGAAGACTTGCCTGAGTATTTTTTTACCTCTTCCCCACACTTGGTAAATTGAGTGACAACTATTATGCCATCATCAATTTGTATAACAAAATTGCCAACAGCATCTCTAAAAGCTTTTTTGTCATACAAAGACTGATAATGAGACAAAACAATATCGTCAGCAGCATTCCAACAGTCTTCATAAATATGCGCACTTTGACTAATAACTGTTAACGCACCTATGTCTAAGTTTGGGTAAGTACTTGATAACTTGTTAAAAATGTAATATTGCAATGAGCGCAGTCCCATAGCGTTAGACACCCAAGCAGAAAACATATCATTGCTTCTAAGTGTAGCTGTCATGCATAACTCATTGTTGTAAATTTTCACCCAAATATGATTCAAGCAAGGTGGTGACTGAGAAAAAATATCAGTAGTAGCGTCCCAAAGATTAATCACTAATCTGTTAGAGATTTGACTTGTTTTAAGCATGTTAATAACATTTTCAGTCTGATTAACACCAAAATACTCATTAATCCTAGTTCCATAGCTGTTGCTATTATCACCAATGCATAATATTTGCTGCACATATTTGTTTACAAACTCTTTGTTTGTGGGTAAATAGTTTGGTTCTGGGAATATTAATTCTTCTGGCTCATCAGTGATAATTGTCATTAAATTCAATATTTCTTGCCAATAAATACCACTAGAACTTATGCTTATTTTGCCTGTATTTCTAATTCTATGAAGAATTTTAACCCAAGCCTGGTGGATGTAATTTGCCTCTATTCTGTGTCCATTTAACTCTCCCGGACATATTATTGTTGTTGCTTTCTGCTCTGGGAAAGTCATTGGATTACTCCAAGGATTCAACTCTATCTTGAAAACAGCATCAACAAAATTTTTGAGTCTATAAATATCTTCAAAAGCATAGGCATGGACATTGTTCCTGACTCTGTTGAGAACATCTTCTGGTATCTCAATGTCTATGTAACCAAATCGATTAGATTTGATTACCCAGGCATCTCTCCCCGTATTGGTTTTACCAGCAGTAAATCCAAAAGTAAAAAAGTCTAGTAAGCACTCTACTGAACCAGCGTTTTTATCAAACTCAGAACAATTAAGTAACAGCAAGTATCTGATGTTAGGATTAGCCAGTAGATTACGGATTAATATATTTATGCCTGGCGTGCATGAATACAATTGCTTCATCACATAGTAAGAATCAGCCGGAATATGTTTTGCGAGTTTAGCCACTGGTGTCCAACCAGTGGCAATAGCTATAGTTTTGTTCATGCTGTTATGTTATGGATTGGCATTACACATCTAGACTGATTATCAACTAAAGCAGTGGGGCATCTCCACCCCCATTCTCTGCACTTATAATCATACTTAAAGATTCTAGTGTCTTTCTCTAAGTAAACGTATGGAACTGGTTTACACAACTTGTCATCTTTCCATAAATGATAATCATTTTCAACTTCTTGAATTAGCCAGGATTTAACGCCAGAATAAGCAAACGTTTTATATTTACCAATGGATTGCATTGTTTGTAGAATGTCTTCTACTTCTTGGATATTTCCCCTGCAATACCATGTCAGACAAGATGTCACTCTCCATGGCTTGACGTTTGAAGCACTGGGAAATTCTTTAATCTCTTTAGCTTTAATCTCGTAAAAAGGACTACTTGTTTTGTAGTACCAGCTACTCTTGCTTTCAGATAAATATCCTATCTCAATAGGCATTTTTTCTTTAATAATAGCGATGCTAGTTTTTATATCGTCTTGACTAGGATTTTGCTTTAAAATCCCGCAATTATACATAATCTGATAAGCTATCAATCCATCTAGCGCTGGAGTCCAATTATCGTTTAAAGCTATTACTTTTGACAAAAAGGCAACTATTTTTATGTTAGAGTACATGTCTAGTCCTGTAATTTTAACTAATGGATAGCAACTATCAAGAAATTTTAGAAGCAGCTCAGTATTGCTCTAAAGTCTATGACGCTATGACTATTATAAGCAATACCACAGATACAGAAGTGCTTGTAGCTGACAATCCACAAAAACTAATTATATCGTTTAGCGGAAGTGAATCAGTAGTTGACTGGAAACAAAATTTGGACTTTAAGCTAGTAAACTATTATAAACAAGCAAAAGTTCATTCTGGTTTTTTAGAGTGTTTTGAGTCTGTCAAACATCAAGTATTTGAGTTGTTGACAGACAAACCTATCTGTTGCGTAGGACATAGTTTAGGCGGTGCTATAGCCACAATCATGGCAACTTACATTAAGTCTGTTTATCCGCAACGGCTTGTAACAAGCGTAACTTTTGGAAGTCCTAAGCCAGGAAATCAAGAATTTGCTGAATTATATCAATCCCTAAATATTCCAACATACAGAATTGTCAACTCCATTGATATAGTTCCTTCACTTCCGAGGTGGTGGCAAGGACAATACAAGCATGTTTGTGAGCCTAAATATATTGGCACCAACATCAATAAATCTCAACAATTACTTAATGCTGATAAAATTAAGAGCCACTACATATCTAGTTACGTAGCGACTCTTAATGAATTAGTTCAAACTAATAAGATATAAACGGTATTGGGTTTATTAACTTTTCCACCGATTCTTTCATTTTTCTGTACTCTCTATACTGCTGAGAGTTTGGCTGACTAGAGTACAAATTAACCAATCTTTGCAGGTGCGGCACAGCATCTTTGTATCGTTTCTTAACTGTGTAGTGCTGAGCTACAAGCAGATTTCCCACCTCTGAGTTTTTATCAACAAACAGTGTCATAAATGCATCTGCTATAGACAAGTTGTAATACCCGCCAACTTGGTAAGCTAATGCTCTAGCTTCTAATAATCTCGGATGAGTTGGGGAGATTTTCAACGCAGCTGACAAGTCAGCAATAGCATTTTCAGTTAATCCCATTTGGCTATAAAGCATTCCCCTACCCAGAAGACTAGTTACGTCTTTTGGATTTTTTTTAATCAGTATTGTGTACTGATTAATTAACTCAATGTTTCTAGGCTGCTGTGCTGCTACAGGATTTAGTAGCATTGCTGATAAAACAGCAGTTAAAAATATTTTTTTCATGATTCAGTAAAAATCGTCATAAATATTGTAACACGAGATTCTAGCACACAAACTCAACATCAGGATGGTATACAAAACCGAGATAGAGGCAAGGTATGTGTTGCCACATGGAGTAACAATGCAATCACCAGAGTTTGAGAGCTGGTGTAGAGAGTGGAGAGTTTTGCTGTAAAGCACTTTTGCAT